TTCAGGAACAGGCATCCAATGTGTAACGGTATACGGGATTTCGCTTCCAAGTTCGACCCAATAGCCATCAGATGTCATAAAGCCGAAAATCATATCCGCATTATCGCAATACGCAATTACAGTTTCAAACGCTTCTGGAAGTTGTTTTTTTACGCTAATCCAATCGTTCATGCTCTCACCTCTTCATCTTCGTTTCGATGTTGTCCAGCTTACATGCAATCTGCCAGACTGCACAGCAACCGTCCAACTGCCGCCACCATGCGCACTTTTCTTTCTCGCATACGCACCGCCCAAGCGGATTGCTGGTCATCTTCATCGGGCAGTAAAGTTCGTTGTCCATACTTACCTCCCAAGAAACACAAACGCCCACTTCATCCATTCGGGGATGTCTGCGGAAAACAAGCCCTTATACATAAAGATGGAAAGCACGACAGACGAAACCGCAACGACTGCAATAAAAGCGATCACAACGACTTGCAGAATCGCAAACTTTCTACGGCTTCTTTCCATCCTCTTTTCAATGTCATATCTGTTCATGTTATTTACCTCCACCCCATCATAATTGCCGTACAAGCGGCCAGACACACGTTAACGAACAACCAGACAATCATTGCCTGTCGTTCCTCAAACAGGTTGTCTACCGTGTATTTGATTGTCCGTTCTGACTGAACTACCACCGACAGCAGGACTAGGCAGACCAGCCAGCGAGTTGCAAATTCAAACATTGTTATCCTCCATCAAATCGTCCATGCTTAATTGACCGCTGACGTTGTCATCTTCCATCCACCAGCGAAAAACGTCCATGCCGGTCTGCCAGTCGCACGGCAAACCTTTTGCTTTTCTGACATCAAGCATTCGTTCAAACGCTGAGATGTACATTTTCTCGTAGGCAGGCCAGCGCATAAACTCACGCTGTCTGCCCCCCCTACCGGCCATAGGACAGCCGATGCAGCCAACACGCTTCTGCCCTTCGCAATACAGTGGATTGATAGGCAGGTGTTCGCTGTGCGTGTAGTCCCACACATCATCGTCAGACCAGTCCACAATAGGATTGACAGTCATCTTGCCTTTAAGGTTGCAGGTCTCGAACAGCTGCCTTTTTTCATCATTGTCTCCCATAAGGATGATGCGCTTTTCCTTGTCACGATGGCTAAACTCCATCGTTCCACGGTTTTTCTTTCTGTTTGTTGATTCTGCCCAGCGAACGCCGGTAGCGATAAATCTATCGCGGCCAGTATTTTCTTTGAGAGCGGCACAGCAATACCGTACAAGTCTTGTAGGCGGCATCAGCTTTTGCGGAATCAGCGTCCACATGGACACAGGCTTGTCCTTGTACCGTGGCATAACGATGGAGCATTTGATTCCACGATTTTCCATCGCCTTGAACTGCTCACGGATAAAATAGACCGTCTCCGGCGCATCTGCGGTGGTGTGACTGTTCACTACCTCAAAGTTGATTCCTGCACGTTCAGCCAGAGCCACAAGCACCTGTGAATCCTTGCCGCCAGAGTATGTGACCATTAACGGTTTCTTGTACCGATGCTCGGATAGCCGTGCAGCATCCTGCAACCGTGCGATAGCAAGCTGTTCCTTATCCATCAGCTCCACCTTTCTCTCAGCTCTTTTTCGACCTGTTCTGACTTTGCGGTGATGTAATCCGCAAACTCGTCAGGGGTCATATCCTCTTCTTTGAACTTGCCGACCATCTCCCAGTACCTGTCACCAATGCGGATGATTTTTTGCACTTGCTCATCGGTCAGGTCTGCATCGCACCGAAGGCTCTGAATCAGCGCGCCCCATGTGGCGGCGATGCCATCTAGAGCCATGCGAAAACCGTACAACTGATTCTGCCGTGCGATTTTGCGGAGGTTGACCGGCTTGACCTGTTTGCCACACAGGGGGCAGTTTCCGAATTTATTCATCCGACTGCTCACTTCTGTTCTCCTTTCAGCCAGTCGTTCAGCTTTGCCATACAAGAGGGGCAAAGAAACGGTTCATCATAGCAATCGCAACTCCAGTAGTCCCATGCGTCATGCACGTTCTTGTCAACCAGAATCACGGCATTTGGTTTATGCCTTCCCATCTCATCGGACGGTTCAGGATTAAACACTTCTCCGCAGCGGTCACATTTCATGCTCATTTTCTTTCTCCAATCTCTTTAGTAGCCCATCAACGTCATACCGCCAATGGACACGCAGCCTTTTTGCTTTGACCTCTATCCCCTCTTGTTCTGCCCACTGCCAAGGGATGCTCTTGCGGCTCTCGTTGTAACGGAACGTCAAAACCTTGCTGGCAGGGATTGCAAAGGTGCGGTTGACTGCCCTGTAATTGACTATCACATGGGCGGTCTGACCGCCATATCCCATCGCTTCCACCATGTCAGTGATGTGCTTTTCCTTGCGGTATTTGCACTTTGCCTTGTCATACTTGCCAAACACCTTTTCCAGAGGGATAGAGGGCGTTTCGATGGTTTTCAGTTCAAACAGGTGGTTCATTGGGTATCGGTACACAAGGAAATCGCAGATGTTGTCGATGGAAAAGGACAGGTTTTCGTTGCCGCCGTAGTAGGTGGCAGCACTGTCTTTCAGGCGGTAGCACCACGCATCGGATGGCACGGATGCTTTGAAGTCTGCTTCAAACTGCTTGCCAGTGTTCATTCGTTGTCCTTTGGTTCATCGGGTAAAGGCATCCAGTGGGTTACGTTTTCAAGTCGTTTTTCATCAAACGTTGTCAGCCAATCACCATCGTCTGTAAGTACTGCCGTTTGCATTCTGCTATTTTCGTCATACATGGTTTTATCAAACGCCAGAACAGGCTTGCTCTCATACCAAAGCGTATATTCTCTGTCGCCGTCCACTTCGGTAACTTCTTCCGTCATCTCTGGTAACTTATCTTCGACATTGATCCACTGATTCATCCTCGTTCACCTCTAAATTCACTTCCGAGAAACCGCTTCTTGCCACGTTCCCGGTGCTTGTCTTCATAATCGCGGTGGTACACGCTCTGGCTGTGGTTCAGCTCATACACGAAAGCCTTGCGTTCCTCAAAGTCTTTCTTCTCTGCCTTGTACTTCTCGCAAGTGTCGTGGCAGGCTTTGTGGCGTGATGTGCAGTTGAGACAACAGGTAATCATTCTATCAACCCCACTGTTCAGACATGGCTTTTGCAATGCCCGGAAATGTTTTTGCTCGATTTTTAGCGCGGTCGGTGGTAAACATGCCCTTGTTGCGCTTATCATGCTTATGTGCGTAAGAGCCAGACGGGCACCATGTCGCGGTAGGCTCTACGATGTTTGTTGGATGCAGCAGCGGTACACCGCGCTCCCACAGTAGCGTTTTCTTGCTGTATGGATGTCCATACTCGTAGGGCTGTATTGCCTGCGTAGGCTTTGGATAATCAAAAATCTTGCTGGGGGTAGGATTCTCAATCACCACTTTTTCGCAATCTGCTGCCCACACGGCAAGAAAAAGCGCCTTGCCGCACAATCCCTCATAATACCGGGAAAGATTGAGCTTTCCTCCCTTGTACAGGTGTCTTGCTCCCGCGTTGCTCGTCTTTGTGCAGGGGACAAATGCGATAATCATATCCCAGTGGGGCATATTATGCGCAATTCCGTCCATTGTCACGACCTGCCCCCCCTCAATAGCCTTTAGGCAGTCACCGAGAATATGCCATTCTGGATGCCCGCCAGACGGCTCCTGAATGTCGCAGGAGTAGGCTTCGTGACCTTTTGCCCGGAACGCTTTGCAGACTTCCTGTGATTCCTCACAGGCAACTAAAACTTTCATCTTTCCAAATGCCCGTCCAGCCAGATAGCGCAGCTCTTATATAAGGTAGGCGGTCAACGACTTACAAATCAGAATGGCAGCGAACCATCGTCCTCGTCAATCACAGAGAAGTCGTCTGCGTTGCCCTGAGAGTAGTTTTGCGGTGCATCCTGCATCCGATCGGTGGGCTTGCTGTCAGACTTGCCACCGCAGAAGTCAACCTTGTTCGCCATGATTTCCGTTGCGGTGCGGTTGTTCCCCTGCTTGTCGGTATACTTCCGGGTCTGGATGCTACCAGTCACCAGAATCAGGCTGCCCTTCTGGAACCACTTGGAAACGAACAGAGCCGTATTGCCAAATGCGGTGCAGTTGAAGAAGTCGGTTTCCTTCTGACCGCCACTCTGGCGGTCACAAGCAATGCTGAACGTGCAAACATCCTTGCCGGACTTCGTAACCTTAGCTTCGGGCGTGTGAACCAGACGCCCCTGAATTGCGATAGAGTTAAGCATTGTTTAGCCCTCCTTCGGCTGTTTCTGAGCACATTCCCAACACAGGACGCGCCCAAATTTCTTTTCAGTAATCCGCTTTATTTCTAGCGGAGTTCGGGTACGGTTGTTGTACCGCGCAGGCTGCAACGGTTTTCCGCAGCAAGCACAGGGCGGGATTTCTTCCTGTTGTGCTGGTTCCTGCTCAGGCTTTCTTGCTCCTCTGGCGGTTTGCTTCTGGTACTCGTCCGTGTCAGCGTCTTTTGTATCGTCAATGCAGAACAGACCGTTCAAAGCGTACTTTCTAGCGTAGCTACTTGCAGTGCCGGTAATCTGCGAATCGTCCATGCCCTTCTTAAACTCAGGCTCACGAGCGTATGCAGTCACCGTGTATGTGGCTCCATCCTGCGACTCAACCGTTGCAGTGGCTTCGATATAATGCCAGCTGTCAACGATAACAGGCTTGTCAGAAAGCCGCAGCACAAGGCTATGCGCTTTCAAGATGGGCTTGACCGCTTCGAGAATGTCCTCACACGAGCGGTATTTGTATCCACCGAACTTGTTCATCTGCCCCTTTGGGGCTTTCAGCTCTGACTGAACAGCCATCAGAGCTTCATGGATTTTGCTGTTGTCCATCAGTTGTTCTCCTTCCTCGCTTCTTTTCTCACTTTACGGCAAGCCGGGCAACGCTTGGGCAGTGCCATGTTATGTGATTCGAAGAAAAAGCGTTCTGCTTTGGTAATTTCAAAAGGTTTGCCGCAATCACGGCAAGTTTTCTTGATGCTTGTGTTCCCGTCCCACGAAGCCCTTCTTTCGGCATCTTCGACAGCAAACGCTTCCTTGAATACGTCATCAGGGCTCCTAACAAGCGTATGCTGCGGTGCGTAACCGTTCCTGCGAAGCGTTTCCTCCAAGTTGTTCCTTTTGCAACTTGCGCAAAGAGTTTCGGTACTGTTCGGGAACACTGAAAAATGCTTATTGCACTTTTCGCAGTGCTTAATTTCTTTCTTGTATTTGCCCATTTTCTTTCCTTTCTTCGACTTCATTAGGCTTCATTGTTCTTACTTTGGCTTAATTTGGCTGTACAAAATCAGCCTGCCATCAGTTCTGCCAGCTGTGCACGGAGGTCTTTCAGCTCTGCTTCCCTGTCCTCGATTTCAGACTGCAAGTCCTCAATCTTAGCCAGCCGGTCAGCTTCTTTGGCTTCTGCCATCTGTTCGTTGGTCATAAAATACACGCCGTCCTCCGGCTCGTTTATTCCGCCAAATCTGTCAAGGTTAATCATCTTTTGGTCTCCCTCTCCTGCGTTCCTCTTTGATTTGCAACGCACTGTACCACTGGTCTTTGTCAATCTCGATGGTAGACCACCGGTGGTTACAGACAAGGCACTTTTTTCTGCGAACGATGCTGTCATGGTCAGACCGGCTATCAACCGTTGTGATGTTGTCACTACCACACATCGGGCATTTCATCGTGCATCCCTCCACTCGTTAGCGTGGTGAGCAAAACGCTTGATTTTGCGGCATTCTTGCTCGCTGCGTTCGTCTTCCTCAGCGCTGACTGCCAACGCACACAGCAAGATAGCCGTTGCGAGAAGCCCGCAGGACACGATCACCCAGCCAAGCATCTGCGCTGTGGTCTGGCATCTTTGAATCGCATCGCCACACCCGACTGCTGCGATAGCTACGACCAGACCAAGCATGGACAGCGCCATTCCTTTCAAAGTTTTCATTGGTTCTCCTTTTTGCTTCCAAAATTAAAAATCCACACAGTTGCCATCACGGCAGCCGCTACGATGATTCCCCATGTGCCTTTTGTGCCGACCAGCAGTTCAACCAGATGTACCAGCCACAGGTTCAAAAGGAACACCGCCAACACCACCGCAAGAACAGTGCCCCATATCATAATGATTTCTACCAATGCTTTCATTTCTATCTCCTTTCGTTTATTTTTTCGCCATTGCAAATCACGTCTATGCCATACTTTGCCACTGCAACACCTATCTACGCAATTCCTTCGCTTTTCATTGCTTTTCCTCGCGCTGCCTCGCCTCCGCTTATCAATTCCACTCATCGCATCTCTTAGCCTTTGCGATGCACCGCCTCTCAACGCCCCCGCTGCTCACGTCGATGTTTCGCCTTGCCGTTGCTTATCAAAGCTACGCCTTGCATCCATAGCCATTGCCGCTCAAGTCGCTTCGTATCTAGGCATTTCCTTAGCATTTCTGAGCCAATCGTCACTATGCCTTTGCCGGGCGACGCGCGCCGCGGCTAAGCCATGCCCTCGCGGTTAGCCGAGAATCTCGTAGGTGAAGCGGCCTTTGCCACTGTTGCGCCACTGGCCCAGGCCCCGGAGCTTGCCGTAGTCCAGCCACTCACGCACGACCTTCTCGTGAGAATCGTCCAGCAGCATGACCTCAAACTCGCAGGTCGAACCAGCGGGAATCTGCTCGCTGTTGGCAAGGCTTACACGCTCGCCTTGCGCAGTCTGAGCACGGAGTGGGCGCTGGCACTCGGTAATCTCACCGTTTACATGAATGGGAATCATACGGGGATGAACGAAAATCAGACCATCAATGACCTTCTTGTAAGCCGTCAGCTTGCCGGATTCGTTGACAGTTTTCTTCTTGCCAGTCTCGGTCTTGCCACCGATACGTCCCAGCATACCGCAGGAATCCTTGAAGAAGCCCTTAATCTGGTAGTCATACAGGATGGGTTCGCCGTTCTCGTTGCGTGGGAACACGGTCATGCCCTTGTCTGCCACAGCATCAGCGCCCAGAGCGGCAACTTCGTCCTCGATAGTGTTTGCATCAGGGGACTTGCTGGCGATGAACTCCCGTGCGATGTTTTGGTTGCTAGGCCATGTGCCGAGAACCGATTCGGTGAATGTGATTTTGACTTTGATTTTTTTCATTTTTGTTCACTCTTTCTTTCTCGATATGTTTCAGTCTTAAAGGTTCACGCTCTTGCCATCGCTTCCGCCACGGACTGCTTTTGTTGAAGTTGCTTATTGCTTTCTTCATCGTTTGCCATCCTTCGCTTGCGTTGGATGCGTTCCAACCGGTCTTTCTCCCGGCTGTGCCAGCGGATTTCCAGCTTTCCGTAGTATTTACCGTTCATAGGTCAGCTCCCCTGTTGCAAGCATCTGCGACACCTCGCCGTAATGCTTGCCCAGCTTGTCCGCAAGGGCTTGTACTTCTCCGATGGACGGAAACGTCTTTTCCGGTTTGTACGCTGCCTTCTTGCGCTTCCTGTCACGCTCTTTGTCAACCTTGCGCTTGCATTCTGAACAGTACTTTTTTGTCGGTCTGACAACGCCAAGATACAGGCCGCAACGCTCACAGTACTTAATCTCCATCCACTTCACTTGCCTTTCTTAAGGCTCTTTCATTGTGTTCAGAAAAACACTGGTCAAGAAACTGGATGAACTTTGCGATTTTCTCTGCATCTTCCGGTGTGCAACCATTTTCCACAAAGCGCCTTGTCGTCTGCTCACGCTTGAAATCCGAGTAGGTCTTGGCAGCAGCGTCAATGGCAAACTTGGCTTCTTCCGGGTATTCAAGGTCTACCTTTAATGTGATAATCTGCTCCATGTTCAGTCCTCCGCTTTCTGGTTCTTCTCTGCTTTCAAGAAAAGGTTTACAAAGTAGACTTGGCCGCGGCCGGAAATCTTCGGAGTGCGGTTAATGGAAATGTGGTCGCTGTGTTGAATCGTGGTCTCTTTGATTTCAAACAGCCCCATCTCCATACTGCGCTGCGTTGGCAAGTTGTAGTCGCTTCGTTTCGGGTCTTTAATGAGGTAGCCGTTCTTTCGCATCCAGTCGAACAAGCGGTTCTGTCCGATGTTAATGCCATTTTGCGAAAGCAGCTTTGCAAGCTCACCAACGAGAATGGATTTTTTGCTTGCTGAAACTGCGTCAGCAAAAAGAGCTTTCGGCTTCATGGTTTCAATCTGCTTGTCTTTCTCTTCCAGTTCCTCATGCGCTGCGATCAGTGCAGTTGCAAGAAGCTGCGACCGGGTAAGCTGCGGTGCGTTGTAGCTTCCGGTCTTACGGATTGCAGGAAGCACATCGTTTGTGACCCATCTGCGAAACGGTGCTGCTTCTGGTTTGTCGCTACGGAGGATGACATGGTACAAGCCGCTCTCGTTGATAATTGTGGTTGACTGCTGACGGCCCATGCTATCGGTGAGGGGTGTTTGGCACACCTCATCTTCATCAAGCCGTCTTGCGACAACTTTATGGTCTGCGATGTCGAGAACTCCGCACACGTCTTTCAGAACAAACCACGCTTCTCCATCCACATCGACTGTGCGAACTTTGCTGTTCTGATATTCAAAAACTTGAATGTTTGCCATTTTTTCTCTCCCTTCTTACACTCCCGAATCCTGAATATTCAAAATCCGGCAGATGCTTTTCTTGATGCCGGGCGTTTCCAGCTTCCCTGTCTTAACCTTGAAAAGGTAAGAACGGTCAAAATATCGTCCGGTGTCCTCCTTGACTTTTTCAATCAACCAGTCATTGGTCTTGTCTTTTTGGATAAGAGCAATCTCGATTTGTTTGCCAAAGTCACACAGAGGCTTTTTTTCAGCCATTATTTCACCTCCGGCTATTGATTTTTACGCATAAGTGTAATATAATGAAGTTGCTAGAAATCATTCATTACGCCTTCGCGGTACGGTCTTAGTATAATACGCTTTCGCGTAAAATGCAAGGCTTTTTTAAGCGTTCGCGTAATTTCAGCAAACCTTACAATGCGAGGACTGGAATTATGGCAAACTTGTACGAAAATATTGAAAAACTCTGCAAGCAGCGTGGAGTAAACGTGACCACCATGTGCAAGGAATCGGGCGCAAGCCGTGGGTCTTTGACCGATTTGAAAAACGGTAGAAAGCAGACCCTGAAATATGAGACGCTTGACAAGATAGCTTCTTATTTCGGAACAAGCGTGGATACATTGGTTTCTGGTGAGCAAAAAGAAAACCCGCCCCAGCAGCCGCAAAGCAAAGTTGACGCGGATATCAAATGGATTGAGCAAAAGCTAGTAGAGATGCCGAAAGAAAAGCGTGAAGCTTTGATGAAGCTTATCAGGACTATGTGAGGTGACGGCGTGGGCAAAAAGAAATTTAGCAAAGAAGAACTGCTGAACGACAAAAGTTCTCACATGGGTGATAGGTTTTCATTTGCCTTCGGTGCGCTTTTCTTGGTTGCTTCATTTATTTTCCTTATGTATTCTTCAACCGCCTTTTTAATCGTTGCAGCCATTGGGGCTATGATGCTGATAAAAGGTAAACGCGGATACGATATGTTTCTTGAAAGAGAAAGGCTCAAAACAAAAATGTACGAAACACCTGTGTCCGCAAAGATTGTAGGCTCTGGTGAAAGCAAGAAGGCCGGAAGCGCCGCACTCCGTTCCGCTGTTGGCGGTTCAATTGCCGGATTGCCCGGTGCTGTTTACGGTGTAGCATCTGCAAAATCTAAAACCACCGTCACGTTTTATGTGACGTATGAAGATGGGCACAGCGGAACTGAAACCGTAAAATCTGATTCTAGCCGGTTCTTAAAATTGATGAAAATCTGTGAAGATTGACCCGGTACAAATAAAACCCCTTGCGCCGGGCTTTCGGTAGCCTTATGCGCAAGGGGTTTTGTCATGCGTTAGTTATTATTTCTTTAGCTGCCGGAATCTTTTCAGGATGTTCCAGCAGCCATGCAATAAATCGGTCAATCTTAGCTCTTTCCTGTTCACTCATTGTGGCATATCCTCCCGATCTGTAAGTACGGACGTTCATTTGATACGATTATACACCTTTCAGTTGTCAAGTCAATGCGTTTTTAACAACTTCATAAAAATCGAACGTTTTCTTCGCATCCATTACTTCACATCAGGGAAGCCACGAGTGTTTAAGTCAAAAGGGGCAACGCCTATCCATCTTTCCTCCAATCACAGCTCTACGAGCTGTCCGTCAATGCGCTCTATGTTGTCTGCCGGGTCTCGCCCATCGTCCAAGGCGGCTACGGCGCGTTCCAGGATGCCTTTTGCTTCGAGGTAAGCATCTTTATCAGCTTCGTACCCAGAAAGGCTCAGGACAAGCTCCAGAGTCCGTCTGCGAGCGTATGGGATAATCAGAGCATCTACGGTTTGGTTCATTAGCTTTCCTCCCACGGTTCAGGTGTGTGCGGCTTCCCATCGGGAACACTGGCAGGCATTCCGTCGATAATCGGCATACGTTCATGGTTCCAGATTGCAGTTTCTTTCATTTTTGTTCCACTCCTCTTTGGAATTTTTTGACAATACAGTTATAACACAGGCTGCTGTTGGTTCTCCATAGCAGCTTTTTCCATTTTTTGGCTTGTCGAATCCGGCAGTTTTGCTGGATTTTGTTGAAAGGGTGAGAATTTATGGATGAGTATTTAGTAAGAACAGCCAAAGCATTAGAGATAGCTCGAATGCGTTCCGGCTTGAGCCAGCAGAAATTGGCGGCAAAAATGGGCGTGAATCGTGGCACGGTCGCCAATTGGGAGCAAGGTCTGGCAGCCATTTCCCTTCCGATGGCTATGCGCTGGTTCACCTGCTGCGGCGTATCGGTGGCTCGATACATGGACGCTTGCATTCATCCGGGACTGCTGGAACATCTGGAAGATGACCTTTCCGATTTGGAGAAACGGCGGATTCTCATAGATGCTATGATGGAGTGCTCATCCTATGAAATAGATGCCTTGCTGTACATCCGGTACGGAGATCACGGTTCAGACCACATCGGCGTACTGACGGAGATTCTGGCAAACCTTCACACACCGCTCAAGGACAGGGTCGCTGTCTGCAGGATGGTGTCCGGTAGCTATGAGATGGCGCAGGCTACCGGAACAGACCCAGACCCGAACAGTACCGCCCCAAAGATGGAGATTCTCTATCAGGCGCAGGACGCTGGAACGGAAGCGGCCATGAAGTCTAATGATTCCTATACTGTAAATCCAAATAATATAACTGGATGATTGTCGAATTATCGCAGTTTTTGAAGAACATTTTGTCCACGTTCATCCACTTTTTGTACACCTATCGGGTAAATTCACCTTGTCAATCCGTCCCCCATAGTCTGTAAATCGGCAATATTTGCGCGGAATAAATAACGAATTATCGTCAATCTATTACCTGTGATTGGTTGGCTTGTCAATCCGTCCCCCATAACATTGACTTAAAATTTTTTCATCCACTTTTTGTACACGTTAGGTAAACCTAACCGTTAAGCGTTTCAACCTTTCGGATGCTGAACATCTGTTTATTTAGCAATATTCGCTTTGTGTTTTCCACTTTTTAAGAGAGAAAGAAAAGATTTTGTGGAAAATTTTCTTCTTCTGCTATTAGTAGAAGTTATTTTATTATCCTGTTAATAATCTTGTTTTATATAATGTAAAGAGGTGTACAAAAAATGGATATAGGTGTACAGATTGTGGAAATAGGTGTACGAAATGTGGACAGTTAGGTGTACAAGAAGTGGAAATAGGTGTACGTTTGTTATTGATTTGTACACCTATCTGTGATATACTCTTATACGAGAGGAGGCGTGATAAGATTGTCTGATATTAAAGGCGGGAACTTGGTTGAAAAAAGCAGACAGCTTGTTTGGGCAAAGTTTACTGACTATACAGCAGGAGAGCTTCGGTTGCTTGAAGTGTATCTTAGCCGTATCAATCCGAGAGACCCTGAAACTTCAACGGTTCAGTTTACGTTACAAGAGTATTGCGAATTTTTGGGGTTGAAAATCAACTCTAGGAATTTGAAAGCGCAGGTCAAGCATTTCATCGACAACTCCGTTGAAGTTCCTAGAGGTGACGGTTCAGGCTCGTTTGACTTGTATCCCCTGTTCAGTAGAGCAACTGTAAACTTTGAGCCTAGTTTGATGAATATTACTGTGTCGTTATGTTGTAACCCGCTTCTGCAACCTGTTTTCTTCGACATTGCGGAGCGTGGATATGTCAAGTATCGCTTACGCTACACAGCGAATATGAAATCGCAGTATAGTATTTTGCTGTATTCAATTCTCCGAGAGTTCATCGGACGTGGCGTGAGCCAGCCCGAAATTACGTTGGATAGATTAAGGGAACAGCTTGGTGCAAGAGAACCTAGCTATCAAGAGTTCAAGCATCTTAGGCGGCGTGTCATTGATATTGCGGTAGCTGAAATAAACGAAGTATCAGACCTGTGCGTTGAATATGACAAGGTCATGAGAGGCCGCAATGCGGTTGCTGTGAAGTTCAATGTAGCTTTCAAGTCTAATGAGCCAGTCATAGACGTGGAAGCTAATGAGGTTGAAAGCGTAGAGCTAAAAGATGTTCCAGAGAGTCAACGACCTGCCAGAAAGCCCCGCAGCGGCGCATACAAGGATGTGGATTGGGCATCTATTGCGCCGGAGATGTCTAAAAGCCAGTGTATCTTGACCGCAAAGCTGGTTGCAAAGAGATTGCCGGAGAAATATCCGAACATCAAGCCTAAAAAGAAAAAAGAAGCTGTTGTGAACATCATTGAGAATGCATACAGGGTTCTTGTCAGCGAGCGACTTGATAGGATTGAAAAAGACCCAGGCGCTTATATTTACTCAATTTTGAAAGAAGCAGACCTTGACGATTATGCTACGTTTGACGATAGCTTCTTAAGGTAGTTGGATGTAGCTCATTGAGCAGATGATGCAGAAAGGAGAAGTTATGAGACTGATTGACGCAGACAAGCTAAGAGATTATCTGCAAAACCATTACAACGAAGTGGAAGCACTTCACCGTCCGAATGACAGCGAGTATCTTTGTGGAATTGGGACTTGTCTTGATTCTATTGACGCAGATGGCTTTGACGTGCCAGACAGCTATCCAGCTTGGATAAGCGTAAAGAATCAGTTTCCAGAAGAATTGGAAAACGTAATTGTTTTTACGGAAGGGTGCGTTGATGTTGGGTATTTAACCAAAGACGGATTCGGAAAAAGGCAATGGGAAACAGATTCTCTCGATGAATGGGGGGATAGAGAAGTCCTTAAAGACGTAACTCATTGGATGCCGCTTCCTGACGAACCGAAAGAATAAAGAAAGAGTGATAAAATGGCAAAAATCATAGCTGTCGCCAACCAGAAGGGCGGCACAGGAAAAACCACCACAAGCACCTGTCTCGCTGGTGCGTTACAGTTGCTTGGTAAGAAAGTCCTGCTGGTGGACTGCGATGCCCAGTGCAACGCAACGGACACCTATGGCGCACAGACAGAGGACGTATGCACCTTATTCGATGTAATGACCCGGCAGGGTACAGTAGAAGAAGGAATCCAGCACTGCGAAGCTGGTGACATTCTTCCGTCCGACAGCGCATTGAAGGACATTGACGAACAGCTTGTCCGGGACATGGGCAAGAACTTCCGGCTGCGAGAAGCCCTTGAAAGCGTGTCTGGTCAGTATGATTACATTGTGCTGGACACCCCCCCGCAGCTTGGCCTTGCGCTTGTGAATGCGCTGATCGCCGCCGATAGCATTATCGTGCCCATCACGGCAGACCGTTACGCACTGGCTGGTTTGAGCCAGCTTTCGCAGACCATCAGCGATGTTCGCAGATACTTCAACCCGACTTTGAAGATTGAAGGCTTGCTTCTGAACCAGTACAAGAGCCGAGAGAACCTGTCCAAAGAGGTTGTGGAGCAGCTTCCTGTGATTGCACAGAGCATGGGCACAACCCTGCTGAACGTGAAGATTAGACCGTCTATGGGCGTTCGTAAGGCTCAGGCAGAGCGTCACAGTCTGTTTAGCGGTGACACGGCAAAGAGTACTAGCGCAGAGGATTTCAAGGCGTTGGCAGAGACGATTGTAGAGGGGGATAAAAATGCGACTGATTGATTCTGAAGAACTCGTAAATTACTATTTGCAGAACCAAGCCGACCAAGCAAGATTTCGTAGTGAAACAGCAAATGTATGCGATGTTTTAGAAAATGTGATTCGCCATGTAAAATTGATGGATGAAATTCAGCCGAAAGAAACGGCAAAGTGGGAAGTTCATCATCGAGTGGACGAGGATGGAGAGCATTGGAATTGGCTCGAATGCTCAAACTGCCATTATAAAATTGCACGTTATCCGAAAATGTACCGCGAGACAAGATTTTGTGCTTGTTGCGGAGCAAAAATGGAGGACGAAGAAAAATGAAGTCAACTAGCAAAAAATCCACAGGTCTGCTTGGCGGGTTTGATTTTCAGCCTGTTTTTTCGGAACAGCCATTAAGCCAAAGTGAGCCAAAGGAAGAAGAAGTAAGCCAAGCAAAGCCGAACGAAGCCGAACAAGCACCGATTAAGCCCAGTGAAGCCGCAGACGGCCATGCACAGCCTAATGAAGCAAAGTTAAGCAATATTAAGCCGAAGCAAGCCAAAGACAGCAAAACGCAGCCGAACAATGCCGTAGTAAGCGAAAGTAAGCCAAAGAAGCTGAAACAGGCGAAAGAAGTTCAACGTCTTATCGAACAAGGCGATGTTCCCGGTGCACTAGCAGAAGCTGGCTTGACAAAGAAAAAAATCCCAATGCCGAAATCGCATCAGGGCGTTGCAAGCGGCGATGGCAAGCGTTCCAAACGCATTACCATCCTTATGAGCGAGGAAGAACGCAAGTATATCAACCGTGAAGCAAGACGGCACGGAATGACGATTGGGCAGTTCGTGTACGCTCTGGCAGTTGCAGCGGCAGATGGGAAGATTGAGTTGGAGGATTTCTTGGAGGATTGACGTATGATTGTTTATAGACCTCATCGTGGTTCTTTGGAAGATGCCATGAAAGAAGTAAAAACATTTGACAACTGGTATCAGATGACACATTATATTGCAAATAATTGGAATTTGGCGGTTGGCAAGAAAGTGATAGACCCTGATGATATTGTTATGGACGATAAACCGGTCAATGATGACCGTGTTGGTTGGAAAGACGTTCACATGGTTTTGGCAACTCGTATTGGGAACGATAATTTTATGGAGAAATACGGAAACCCGCAGTGTATCGGGTATTGCACTTACGATGTCTCAAGTGTAAAAAAATACTTAACAACGAAAGAAGTAGGTGGCGAAAACTTTTATTGGGCCAAAATCCAGTACGATGATGACGTAAAATGCAGACACTTCCAAACTCCGTTCGTTTTGTTTGCAAACAGCAAAGAAGAAGCAAAGGCGAAAATCCAGCGAGAAGTTCCCGGCAAATTCTCCATCGTTGGCATAGTTGAGCTTGATAAGAGCCTTGTATTCCATCCGCAAGACTTATTTGACATAAAAGCCAAATCTGTACTTTGGGAATAAAAGAAACCCTGTGTAAATTTGAAACGCTTTATATTAAAGAATTACTCAGCCGATAAAAGCTAAGATTTAGGAGGATATATGGATTTCATAAGCATTGATGAGATTCGTGTTGGTGACGAAGTTGGCGTAGTTCGGCCATTACCGAATGGATGCCATGGGCATTTCCCGCCTGTGTTTTATATCGTAAGGAGAATTACGCCCAAGAAAACGAAAGTAGAGATGGACAATGGACAGACATTCTTGGTGAAGAACGTTAAATTTTGTCGTTCTGATAGAAGCTGAGATTTAAGGAGAATATTATGACTTATGGGGAAATGAACAATTATATCACCCATATTAGTGACAATGATTTGGTTGCGTTGTGCAAGAGTGTTTACGAGTTCAAGAATGGAAACGGAGTGTTGGAGCCCACTTCAACGCTCAAGATTTTATCAGAAAATTTACAGTTTCCCGATGTGAGAGCGTTGGAATATGCTATCACAGAAGAAGCGCATAAACGATACAAGCCGATTGTTTTGCTTCTTATGAAAGATGCTCCGGCACATTATTTGAAATAAGGAGAATCATAATGGGCAAGTATGTGAAGCGAGAAGACGTCTTAAAAAAGCTAAAAGATGTATCAAAATTGGCAGACGGAAAATCTGGCAGAGCGGTGATTGCGTTACTTAGAGCATCTTTGGAGAACATTCCGTACATTGTGGTTGAAGAAGAAATTAAGCAAAACAATAAAAACTAAGTTCTAAAGTTAAAATAGAAGAACCCCTGTGTAGTCGCAACGACCGCACATGGGAGAAAGGAAGAATATGATGAAAGTAGAACATTCTAGCGAAACAGATTCATTGGCGTATGAAGAATGGGCTAAAGAACGGTCGGATGTCACAAATGTCAATTATGTTGAAACTGGATGTATAATTTGGCACTCTATCAAGAAAGAAGGATTCCCACCAGAACAAACTTGCGAAAAATATCTTATTTCCGTTGAAAATGGGCATACAGGGAAAAGCTACGTAAATGCCGCATATTTTATTAGGAAGGGATGGTTCGACAGCGTGTATACGGAAGAAGGGAAAATAATACCAGAACACGATATTGTAACACACTGGGCGAATTTGCCAAAACCGGCACAACTTCCCAAAAGGCCAAGATTCCCATTGGACAATCAAACGCCAGAAGAAAGAGAAGTTGAAGCAAAAGAAAAAGCAAAACAACTGCAAGAAAAAATAATGAAAGCGTTTGGATATAAGGTATAAAAAAATCCCCCTGTGTAGTTTTTAACGGCTACACAGGGGTTCTGTTTTACTTATCAGCAATGCAATCCCAGTAGAGATATGCCTTGCCATCTGCGGCATCTGCGTCCTCAAGGAACGCCTTTGCCATGTCAGCGTAGAAGCCCGGAGTGTCAACGGACTGACGCTTTGCGACCTGACAGTAATCCGAGTACATCATGTTCATGACCGCCCAGAAATCGTTTGGGTCACAGTTGATGTTGCGCTGCTTGGCAACGTCCTGCGTCTGTTCCAGCGTCCAGTGACAGCCCTTTGTGCCGTCAGCGTTCACCATGCTGTCACACCATTCCTCAGCTTCATCGTGGGTGAGGTGCTGGCGCGGCATCCTGATCGAGCGGCTGTCTGCACCACCACGTTCGTATTGTCCAGACCGTTTATCCCAGTCGCCGTTCTGCGAGAAGCCGATTTGCGGTATCTTGCGCCCATACTCTACATCAGGGTAGCGGGGGATAGGGTAAGGGTCGATATAACGGTTCTCCTCCTGCGGATAGTATGGATAGCGGTCGTTGCCACCTTCCAGTTTACGCAGACGGCGTTCCATCTCACGCTCCCTGCGGTCACGCTCTTCCTCAAGGCGGTCACGTTCCGGCTCACGGTCTTTGTCGTGTTCACGGAGCATCATCATGCGGCGAAAATTAGTCTTGCCCATAATCTATACCTCCTCAAGAAATGGACGCGGGTGCACCAGCGTGGGAACGGCAGAAGCAACCAAGATACTTGAACGTGCCGGTGCCGGTCGCAGACGTTGCGACGCGGGTAGCGTAACGGGTGCGAGTGTGAATGCTCTCAGCGGTTGCCTGAGCGCAGTTGCAGTCGGTCAGAGGGTATACGGTAGTGCCTGCGCCGATGGTAATGACAACAGGGGCGTTGATGGTGGTCGTGTCCGGCAAAGCCTGAGCAATGACCAGACAATATTTTTCTCCCGCTGCGTAGGAGCCAGCAGGAATATTGATGGTCAGCGTATCATTGGCGAAAGTCACCGACTGGCTCAAGACCAGATGGGGGCAGAGTTTGCAGCTTGTTTTGCAAGCCATAATGTTTTCCTCCTAAAAAATCAGGGGCAGAGGTGTCTTACCCCTGCCCCGATGGTTCACCCGGTGTTATCGGGGAGTGTGTTGGTTAGCAGCAGCCGCAACAGTTCACGCCCAAGTTGGGGTTTGCCACCTGATAAGCGGGAATCGGGCGAGGATTCACACGGTTCAGGATGGTGTCAGTCTGGGCGCTCATCGCGGAGGTCAGAAGCGCATTCTGCCGATCCTGAGAAGCCGCGAACTTCAGGTTCTGGTTCTCAGCGGTCAGAGTGGCAATCTTATCCTGCGTGAAGTAGTCCATCATGCTGCGGAAGTTGGCGTTGCAGTTGTCCACGATGGCGCGGGCGTTATCTGCGATGGCCTGTCGGGTGGCACAGTCTTCCGTTGCAATGGTATACTTCAGGTCGCCGATCAGCTGCTTGTTCTCGCAGCAGCAAGATGCCAGCTGCGTGGCAAGTGCGGTCTGACCAGCCTGACGTGCGTTGCCCTCCTGCATGATGGCAAGGCTGATTGCGTTGTCACCGTTGGACACGCTGCGTTCCAAACCGTTCACGAGCTGTGCGTTCTGGTAGCCAAGCTGACAGATGGCACTGTTCACACCAGCAAAACCGTTTGCAATGTTGGCGTTGACGCCGTTCATCTGCGCCAGCTGGTCATAGCCCAGAGAGCAAATACCGCTCTGGATGCCCGCCAGAGAACGGGAGGTATCCTGCTGGTAGAAACCCTCAGACAGAGCCGCGCGGGTGTCGTTACCGCCCTGACCGGTTGCGCCAGTACCGACCAGATAGGGGATGTAGGCGTTCATGCCGTTGTCGCCGCCGTTCCGGCCATAACCGTTAGTGCCCCAGCCGAAGATGATGGCGAGGATGATAACAGCCCACAGACCTTCGTTGCCGAAGAATCCGCCGTTGTTATTGCCGCCGTCCTGCCCAGCCAGATAGCCAGTTGCAAAATCGTCCATAACAAAACTCCTTTCAGTTTTGCGTTATGCCATCCCACCGCCGTATGCGATGGGCGAAGCCAAACAAATGCGGTTTTTGTCAAGTCCGCAAAACTGAGAAGCGTTTCGCTTAGAGGGATGCTTATTTTAGGATTGTTAAGTCAGCTTGGAGGGTTGTCTTTTTTGTCTTTTTGGTCATCCCAATTTTTGCTGGCAGCGCCGAAAATGAAGCCAAGCATTAAAGGAACCCATATTTTGTCATTGCCACACAGATTGTTGATGTCAAAATCTTTTTCGGAATGGTTGTTTTCAAAATCATCCATTGTAAAGCCTCCTTACTTCGGAAGCGTCAAATTCAGGACACTTGCCAGTTGATTCAGGTCAATGCCGCGCTCTTTGGCGAGGTTCTGCGCCATCGTTCGGAGCTGTGCTTCGTTCTTGCCCTGAATCAGGTTCAGCCCCTGCATGATGGGTGCGCTCTGCCCACCTAACTGCTGAATAAGCCCCATCGGGTTTTGCCCGGCACGAGCAAGATTTGCAAGCTGCATGATGGGGCTGTGAGTAATCATGTCAAACGGAGATGACATTGCTTATTCTCCTTTCTTTGCTGCGGCAGTGGGCTTCGAAAAGCTCTTCTGCCACTTTTCCAGTTCATCCAGACGGTGGACGAGGGCGTTGTACTGCTCAATAGGCACATACTGCTGTGTCGGTGCAGCGGTCTGCTGTGCCTGTTGTGCCTGTTGTGCTTGCATCTGCCTCCACGCTTCCGGGCTGTAAAACTCCTGCACATAGGATTCACAGGTGTCCGGGTTGAGCCGCTTGCAGTAGATCACGCCGCTGCGCAAGTCCGGGCAGTAGGTTGGTCTGCCGTACAGGTCAGACGGTATCGCCAAAAATTCCTCTCTGCTGGAAACAGGTCTACCAAGCAGCCAGCCGCCGTCTTGTGCCGACTGCTGAACAGGCTGTTGCCCGTTCATCGACTGCGGACGCTGCGGCTGTGCCTGTTGCATCTGCGTATTGGGCAAGGAAGTGGCAAGCCCTACCGTACCCATGCCGCCGTAAGGATTGACAGGCTGTTGCGGAACGTAGGGCGCTCCGGGTGTTGGATAATAGCTCATAATACATCCCTCCTTGCGCTCCAAGTGTACCGCATCGGCAAAAAGTGAAGGACAACGAAGGTACAACGAAGGACAAAAAAGAAAAGCGCCCACACGGAAAAATCCGCATGAGCGCTTAACTGTTAAGGGTTTCACTTTGGGAGCAAGAATAAAATATCACGTTTTAGTTTGCACAGCAAGAGTTTCGACAAAACTAGTGCAAATAAGGCAAAAAATCAAGAGCGGAACTGCCCGTAGGCAATGCCGCTCTCTACAAAGGCCGTAGCCTTTCAAATCATAAATCGTATGGCGTATAATGCAAAGACGCATATACCGATAAAACAACGCCTATAAATGCACTATGCCAAAACGGAAAGGCGGCTTTTAGAACACTTGATGTCGCCTCAAAAATAATCAGAGCGAACAAAACACGGGATAAAAAGTGATATATTTTATTTGCCATAATTCATATAAAATCGTCTCCCGCATGGTACGCACTATAAGTAGGCGGGCGGGAGACTGGTCGGCGCCTATCTGGCAACCGCTTTTTTCATTCCCAGATAAAGCACTGGGCTGGCTTGCAAATATCCACCCTGTTGTGCTTCTTCGAGAGGCCGGGTGGATTTGTTGAGATTATTATACCACAATCCGTGCAAAAAGAAAAGCCAGCGGGTAAACGTTCTTCCGCTGGCTCTCTGTACACATTTCTCCGAAGTGTGTGTACTCTACTTCGGACGGTATAAATATTATATCACACATCCAGCATTTTTTCAATGCCTTTCAGCCGGTAGCCTATCGCCGTCCGGCTGTAATGTGTCTGCGCTGCAATGTCCGGCAGCGGGAGCCGCTCAACGTACCGCAGTAAGGCTATCTTACGGTCAACCCTCCCAAGCGGTGCGTTTTTGATGGCGGCGGTCATCTGCTGTCGGTCAAGCCCTTGCAGCGCAGCGGGCAGCACTACACGAGCCGCTGCCACAGGCAGCACCGAGCCAAAAAGGCTGCGGCAGCTGTCCCGCGTTGCGCACCATATTGCCAATGACGGCAAACTGGTGACGTTTTGTCACCAGTTTCGTGGCCTCACGAAATTGCTCTTGTGCGGCGTACATTTTGTTGGTGTCAACAAAATGCTCGTATGTAGTGCTGGTCATGGTGTTACTCCTTGTTATCCAAAACGATTACTGCGTACACGCGGAGGCTTTCCAACTTTTCAATAACGGCATTATAAGTTGCTCCCGTTGCGATGTGTGCGATGCGCTCCAGCTCGTTGTTCTCTTTTGATGCAGCGATAATTTCATCCGCAGATACGCGTTTCATGGTTTCAATCAAATCGAGCAAATCTTCGGCATTTACTGCGTTCATGTGTTATGTCTCCTTACAGTGTAATTTCCTCAGCGTCCGCCTTGTCTTCTGCGTCCAGTGCGTCATAGTACGCCTGTGCAAGGGCTTCAACCTCTGCGATGTCATCTGCGGTCAGCAATCCGTTGTCGTAGTGCACGTATGCTTTATCCAGCCAGAACGCAACATCGCGTCCTGCTGCAATTTCCCGCTTGATGGAGCGCAGGGTCAGGTCGTGGCGGGCTTTGCTTTTGATTGCCATAGTCAGTCCTCCTTAGGTCGTTGTCATGGACGCTACTGCGTCCTCAAGGTCAGTGATGCGCTTGATGGGGTCAGCCCTGCCGGTCACCGTCACGCTGTCTGCATCGGTCAGGACGGTGTTTGCGCCGCTCAGAGAAGAGATGGGCTGTGCGCCAGTGGCCGTGATGGGGACGGGGCTGGCCAGCTTGTAAGCGATTTGTACAGGGGCTCCGGCTGCGTACTGGGCAGCGAGGTAGTCTTTATACGCATCTAAGTCGGTAAATACACTCGTATAAACGCGGATAATTGTCCCCCGAGAAAACGCAGCTTTGCTAAAATGTGAACATATAGTATTAAGCGGTTCGCCATCTGCGGTATAGTCAGTCGTGTAAAAAAATTTGTCGCTACTACCATCGTCATATAGTGCCCAATTTTCTGTACCGTTAAAGGACATGGCTTTCCACGTCTCCAGTCCCTCTCCCGTCACTGCATCCACCGTGCCGCCGTAGATGGTGCGGGGCAGTGTAAGGGCTGTGGTTTGGCCGGTGTAGGGGGTGTAAGTGGTGGGGGCGGTGGTGCCGGGGACAATGTACGGGTATACGGTTGTATCAAGCGCCGTGCCGTTAATAACATTCAAGTACCAGTATTTAATTACATCTCCCGCAAGGATTTCAAAAACGCCTTTGGTGTTAAGCCACAGATTAGCTCCGTTGCGCTGTACTACTATAGACGTGGCAACATCTACTATACTAATATCAAAGCCGTAATATTTGCCGGGCGGTAGGTGCCCAATAGCAAATATGGGGCTATCTGCAACAGCCGTTGCGGTACCGGAAATATGTATGCCGCCGTTGGCTACATACTCATAAGTGATGCCTTTATTTGTCAACTTGGTAAACGGAGCGATATTCAGCAGGTTCTCCCCGCACCTTGTCACTGCGACGCTGTCACGTCCCTTGATGGGACGAATGTTTTCGGGGCTGGGTGTCCCACTTCCCTCCTGCACGGGTTCCCACGTCGCTTTCACGCCCAGCGGATAATTTTCCACCGGGTAGCAAACGACAGGGTTCCCGGTCTCCTCCAGCGGCGGACAGAGGGTGTCAATGATGTGCTTGCTGCTCCATGCGTCGGTGCCTACAGCGGTGTCATCTATGACTGCTTTGGTCGCCAGCGCGTCGCCGGTCACTTTAGCGTCTGCTGCCTTGCCGCTCTGGCTCAGGGTGGCATCCACGGCGGCGTCTTTGCCGGGTGCGCCAGCAGGGCCCACCTCACCGGTCTCGCCCTTCTCGCCCTGCGGCCCCTGCTCGCCACGAGGGCCAGTCTCGCCCTGCGGGCCAGTGGCACCGGTAGCGCCTGTGGGGCCTTGAGGCCCCTGCTCACCTTGCGGGCCGACCGGGCCGATGGGGCCTTGAGGACCTTGCTCGCCTTTGAAATCACCGTTTGCAATGCCGTCCTTCAGTTCCTGCAGACTGCCAGCGGCCGCCTGAGCGCTCTGGTCTGCATTGCCTGCGCTGGTGGCGGCTTCACTGGCAGCGGTCTGGGCGGCTTCTGTAGAGGCTTCCACCTGCTGGAGAGCCTTGTCCCGGGCTGTGTCCACAGCCTGTGTGGCGGTGGCCTGCTTGTCACCGATGGCTTTCAGAGCATCCTCTTTGGCGGTGATGGTGTCAGAAAGGGCCTGCCCGGCCTGCTGTGCTGCCGTCTGTGCGTCGGTCTTGGCCTGCTCTGCGGCGGTGGCATCGGTGTGGACAGCATCCACCAGCTCCTGCCAGGCAGGTGTGCCAGGCTCCGGCTCTGTGCCGTCCTCCGTGCCGCTGTTGGCACTCACCCGGTAGCGCAGATCTGCACTTGTCACGGTGCGGGTGCCGTCGCTGCCCTCGAAGGTCACACAGCCGGAGCCGGGTTGGGCGGTCACGCTGGCAGGCACGGCCACATAGCCGCCCACCACCAGCGAGGATGCCGGGTCTTTGCCGTCCGGGACGTGCCAGAACGCCCGGATGGTCAGCCCTTCCCACTCGCCGGTGGCAGTGACGGCAAGGCGGTACACACCCCGGTTCTTGGTGTAGCCAAAGCGCACCAGCTGCTCATAGCCCGGCACTTTGACGACGCCATTGGATGCGAGAGATACGCTTTGCTCGATCATAAATTACTCCTTGTTGATGGTAGGCTTCTTGCTTTCCAGCGCCTTTTTCATCATGCTGACGGCCTTTTCAATCACGCTGTCCAGCACTTCATCGGTGATGAAAGGCTTCAGCCAGTCCGGCAGTGCGCCGCGCAGTGCGGCAAAAACCTGTGCCTTTTTCTTTGCACCCTGACCGCTGCCCATGATGCTGCTTTCTGCCAGGGTCACGAGCTCCAGTGCCCACTGCTTGACGTACTGCTTGTAGCCCAGCCGGATGGCACCCACAGCCAGAGACACAAAGCCAAGGGCCATCAGAACCAGGGCGACGGGGGTGGGGATAAAGTTAAGCATTGCTTCCATGATTTGTTACTCCTTTCAGCAGGTAGTTGTTAATATCGGATTTGCTTTTTTGCATACCTTCGCGGTTGTTGCCGGAAAGTTGTGCATCCAAAAGATTCTGCACGCCAACAAGGACGAGACGCATTTCTTCATCAATGCCGTCAAATCGCGTCAAATCGCGTCTAAGGGCCGCGGCGTGCTGCGTGGAAACGGTTTCTACCGCAGCCAGCCGCTTTTCAATGGTGTCAATGCGCTTGTTCTGCGCGTTGTCCGGCTCCTGCGCCTTTTTGACGTACTTGTGGATAATTTCCAGCACCTTGTCGATGGTGATGGTCGCAGCGCACAGGCTGCCCAGAATGCCCAGCACCCACAGCAAAGCTTCTTTTTCGGTCATTTGCCCTCCCGGAGACGGGTCAGACCCTTCTTGCAGATGATACGGGGGTAGTTGCGTGTGGTCACATTAAGGTCAACGTGGCCGGAGATGCCAGGTACGCTGCCCTTGCTGGTGTGCTGGTGGGAGTTGTAGGCAAAGGTCACGGCAGGTGTCTTTCCTGTGTAGTCGGCCAGCCAGACGTCGTAGGGGCTGAGGGCAGCACCGCCCATATACAGGCGTGTCTTAGCAAAGCTGGTGTAGGTATAGAGCTGGGCATAAAAGCCCATGTCTTCCACCTTTTTCAGGGCGTAGGCTGTCAGGTCGGTCAACGCCTGCTTGCCAAGAACCCTGAATTTGTTGTCCTCCACGTCCACTGCCACAGGCATTTCCAGCGTCTTGCCACGCAGGGCGTCAGCCAGCAGGGAAAGTTCTGCATCGGCCATCGCCTCGCTGGTGGCGTAGGTGTAGTAATACACGCCCACAGCCAGACCTGCCGCCTTTGCATTGCGGTAGTTGGTCTCAAAGGTGGGGTCGATGTACAGGCCATCTGCCCGCTTGGAGAGCCTACGGTTTGTGCTGACGGTCTTGAGCATGACGCCCTGATAGCCAGCGGCCTTGACCTTCTTCCAGCCATCCGGTGTAATGCTGCCCTGATACCGGCTTACGTCGATGTAGCGATAGGGCGGTGCTCCCGTCCACTCGGTCACAGATGCCATTGTGTCCTCCTGTTCTGCCTGTTCTTCCGCCAAAGCGGCAAAGAACCGGCTCAAAAAGTTAAAAAGTGCGGTCAAAAATGTGTTGTTTATTGCGATCAACCTCCAGGGCCCAAGAGTAGGCATTAAGCGTTATGGGTGGCCTCCTGCTGGGCCAGCAGCTCGGCCAGCGTAGGGTAGTGGTAGCCGGTGAGCCAGATCTCTACGGTGTAGCCGCCGGTCGACGTTTCTGTTGCAAAGTGCAGGGTCCCGTTTGTCTGGAAAGTCGTGTTGGATGCGAAAATTCCAGTGCCATTTCCGTAGTTATGATTGGCGGTGCCGCCTTTTGCAATGTCTACTTCCTCGCCGTATGGGCTGCCGGGGCCGTTGTAGCGTGTCTTGACGTGCACGTAGTCCAGGCCGTCTGGCATTTTGATATCGTAGGTCTTCCACCTTTTTCCGGTTTCTTCGTAGTGGTTCCACACCAGCCGGGGCTCCGACTTTACCGCCACGGCGGCAGCGATCTTGTCATTGAGCGTTTTGGCGCTGAGGGTGCCGTCCGGGGCGATGTCCAGATAGTCGCCCACCTTCACGCCGCCAAGCACGGTAGCAGTGGCGGGGCGAAGGGGCATGTACTGTTCAAGCAGCTTCCTGATCTGGTCCTGCGTCAGGTAGTCTGACAGGTCCACCTCTTTGCGGGTATCGACCCACACGCCGGTGTCACCGTCCCACGTCCAGATGGTGTCGGTCGCGCCGACCACTGCCCACCAGCCATTTTCGCCCACCGGCACAGCAGCCTTGAGGGCTTCCGGCGTGGCGTACCACCCCTGTGCACCGATGGTGATGGTGCGGACCTGCTCAAAGTATTCTTTTGTGCCCTGCAAATAAATAGCAGATTGAGATTCCGAACGCTTTGAATTGGTTTCGCTTGTCTTGGCAGCAGCAGCAGACAAAGCTGCATTTTCAGAGTCCGCTTTTACAATTGCAGAAACATCTTTTGCGGCATTTTTTGCAGCCTGTTCTGCTTTTGCACGTTCTTCCGCAGCGGATTGTGCCGCAGAAACGGCTTCTTCTTTTGCGTTGATGGCACCTGCAACTGTGCTCAACTCATTTAAAGTGGATGCGTTGATCGGTGTGCCGTCCTTTATGGGTTCGTCATTTCGGACGAGCGTTACAACTTCAGACGACCCATCCTCACGGACTAACGTCCACCTGCCAGGATATTTTGATATGCGGTCTTCAAAAACCATATTGGTCCTCCCCAGCCATGTATTCGCCAGAAAAAGTAACGTAAGTTTTGGCGATTGATTCTATGTCTGATAAAATGCTTTCAAGTTGGTTCATTGTCTCGAATCCAAGCCTATCCATAGACGTAGGTGTCGGCGCAGTTTTGGCGTCCCCCGAGTTTTTTGAACGAATGGATTCGATATTTGACAACCACCTAGCAGCATCCGACGTGGTAAGATACCCGTTTATGTCCCAGTCCGTCTTGACATCTACGTCCGCACCGAGAAGTGAAGCAAGCTCTGATATGCCGGTTTCTATTCTCGAAAAATCCCTGTAGTCAAGAGCTCCTTTCATGCCGGAAAGCCACTCCGCTTTTTCCTCATCCGTCCAGGTCCCATTCACGGCTTTACTGTAAATGAACTTTAGGCGGTCAACATCGTCTTGGCTTCTGTCTGTAATCCAAATCGCCATAGTCTCTCCTTAAAGTAAAATCTTTTTGCCGTTGCCGACTTTAGTCGTGGACGGAAGCGTAAAAGCAGGGCTGAACTTGTTAGAGCTCCAAGCATTGTGCTGCTCTGTTAAGAAAAATATCCTACCTGCGCTAGACGTTCCAAGACTGTAAGTCCCAACAAGTTGTCCCACGATATGGTTTCCATCAAAATCTCGCCATGCAGGGGAACGTGACCATCTGCGGATAAGACGATTGGCGGAATCATCATAAGACTGAACAAAAACATTTCGGGTTTGCTTTGGTAGTACAGAACCTTCTTTTTTGAAAAATGGGTTACTGCCATTTACATAAACATCTGCGTTTTTGTCTTCCGGGTCAAACATCTCATAAATAGACGGGAGAAAAACACTGCGAGAAAGCGTTCTGATTTCCGTAGTGCTACCGCCTACCGTGTAATAGAAAGAGGTAAGCCCAATTGCGGACTTGACGGCATCGTTGAATTTGTTTTTGTAATCGCCATTCAACAATTTGTCGATGGAACTTCCAGCGTATGTATTGACGTGTGTCTGGTTCCACACTGTTTCAGGAAGAGGTTCTTTTCTGATAAGAAGTGTTCTTCCGGGACCATTTAATCCAGGCTCATACTCATGTTTTGCAACAACAAACTCTACATCCGCACCACTTTCTTGAATGTAGACAGACGATCCTTCTGGCATATCCGACAAAGACGGAGCCTGACTGATAACGTTACACTTTGCAGATACGGAAGATACGAAGGCTGTGACTACGGCATCTCCACTGGAAACAAAAGAAATGTCGCAAGCAGAAACGCCGCCTTTGTTAGAAACCACAGAAATGGAAACAACGCCTGGAGGAGATGTTTCCCATCCGATTGCCGGGGAATCCTCTGAGGAAGGAACAAGCGTTGCGGTTAAACGAACAGTTTCTCCAGGAGCCACAAAAACGGAGCCCTTGTCAAGTCTAAGGGCACTCGCGCTTTCCACCATATATCCTTCCATCGTCCCTTTAAAACAGCCATTAAAGGTATACTTGGCATCCGTAACGAGAACATTCGATGCATATCCAAACTGATGGTTTGCTCTAACAAAAGACAGTGCATCAATATGAGGGCTTGCACGAAATTCCAAGTTTACCTTTCTTCTGTTAGAAAGAAGTGCGTATGTTTCGGTCAACGCATTTTTTGCACTAGAAGATACAGATTTCGATACAAGCGGATTATTGATGCTTTGGGTCGCTCCATTCCCACTAGCTCCGGCTGGATAAAAAACGGATTCGCCGCCAACCTTGCACGATACGTTTTTTATTTTTGTCGAAAACGTTATTTCTGGGTATTTAAAGCTATTCAAAAGCGATATTTCCTCGATACCAGACCTCGTGACTGGAACAAGAGGGACACGTTCAATGTGAATGACCCCATCTCTGGATTGGTAAAGAGCCATCCCGGCTGCGTTTGCAGCAAGCTGAAGAATGTCTGCGTTTTTATAAGAAGAAGCATCGGAGGAAATGTCGCAAGAATAGTTTTTTAATTCTTCCGAAATTTCGTAAGATATTCCGGAAACATCCAGAAGTTCCAACGCATCAAAGCACATCTGATAAAGGGTTCCGCTCGTGTGCCCGGTATAGATGGAATCTTGGAGGAAAGACAAAGCGTCCCTGGCATCAAACGACGCCGTTATGCCATTTGCTGGAATTGTCCACCCAGAAAGAAAAAACTTCCCTCCATCAATCCATTCGACAGCATCTCCAATGTCCATGCCGTACTGAACTGAAATCTCCTGACGTTCATAAAGATACCGATAAAGTCCACCTGGATTTACCGGGTTCCAGCGTTGTTCGGAGTTATCAACAGAAAACGAAACGGAATCTTTGGAAAGCTGCCCAGAAATCGGGTCGCGCTTTGATTCGTGCGTATAAGAAAGCAAATCCGCTTTGCTAAATTGGACACGCAAACCAAATTCAACTTGCTCCACTCTGGCTCTGCGGCCCTGGATGCACCATTCTAAAATTTCCAAACTGATTGAATCATATCCGGAAACCTCAAAATCTACAGAGGATTCAACAGACTGGTTGTCGTCAACTTGTTTTGTTGCAACAAGCTCGCTGCCGTTATAGACCGTCAATTTAAAAGATTTTGCATATTCATTTAAAGCGGACGACCACACGATTGTAATTCCTGGAATTCTTTCAGTGTGTGTTTTGCTGAAAGAGAAAGTAATAATCGGATGGTTTGTGTCAGAAACGCAATCCATACTTAAATACCCAGCGTTCTCGTAGGGCTCTGAACCTGGGACTAAAAGTTTGCTCCCGTCAAGGACCCACAAATTAGGTTCTCCGGTGGCATAATTGGCCAAAGAAGCAGAATCCAGGTCTGTGACAGACAACGTGTTGCTGAATAAAGCCTGGTTGGAAGAGCTGGCAATAGCGTCTGCTTGGGCCTTATCGTCAGAGACGTGGTAAGTGATGCGAACAAACATCTCCGGAACAAGTGTCTTGTCGTATTGTTCAAGCCACTTGTCGGAAGGCAAAAAGCCCATGAATAATCACCTCTCTTAAACTTCAACCAGGCTAAGGGCTGCTCCGACCCATCCCATGACGTTTCCGTTGGACGGGGAACGCCTCCACATCCCAGCGGTTCTATCGGAAACATACATTTGCCTTGTCGTGTAGCTTGCAGTTGCTTGGTTATAAAACCGAACCGTGCAGTAAAAGTTTGTGGTGAACGGCCCGATGATGTCCGCCCACTGTCTTGCGGTAAGATAATTCCATTTTAGGGAAATCTTCGCAACATCGTGCCGCACCACAGACCCAACGACTTTGCCTTGTACGTTTCGTCCAGAATCGACTATAGTGCTTGTTGTAGCGTCGTAGGAGGAAGGCTCAGGCAGCTCTCTGCCATTTACTGTGACGAGAGATTGCATAAAACGTAAACCTCCTTAGTAGCTGTAAACTTCGTCTCCCATAATCTGGAACCCACGCTCAGACTGTCGTTTCTCAACGGACGCAGTGATTTGCTTTCCGTCAAGGTAAATCTTGAGTTCTTTCCCTCCGGTAAGCTCGTCTCCGTACCGCTGGAAGATGTCAAGGAATGCATTATAGCAGCCATCATGGACGGCACTGCGGAGCTCTTCGGGGCTTGCTCCGCTGGCAGAAGAACTTGGATAATAGCTCCCAACAGATGTGGTAGAGCCGTTAGCGGAATCGTAATCGCTCGTGCCAGGGTAGCTCGAGTAGTTATTGTCTACGGACGGGCTGGAGCTTGTTCCGTGCTTTCCAACAAGCGTTCCGACAATTCCTGCGATGGCGGCTGCAATTGCAACGCCGCCAGCAATCATGATGACGCCGGTTGGAATGCCAAGAGAGGTCAAAACACTGCCGATAGTCTGCAAGATGCCCATAAATGCAGCTCCAATTTGACCGATAAGCCCGGCAATGCCAGCGATGATAGATGGGAACTGGCTCAAAACGCCAGAAGAAAGGCCAATACTGATCGCCTTGCCGGATGCCGAGATTGGTCCAATCAGAGAAGAAAACGAGGACGCAATTTTACTTCCAAGACCGACGACCTGCGTGGAGATTTCGCCAAACTTGGATGTGATTCCATCCAAAATGTTCTTTCCGACAAGTTTTGCAGAAGAAAACGCTTTGGAACCAACGGTTTTAAGAGCACTGGTGAGATTGGAAACCAAGTCGGAAGCGTAAGACTTGACCTGTTTTCGGTTTTCTTCCCCCATTGCCTTCCAGATGATAGCTGCTGTGTTTTCGGCGACGGTTTGGATATCGCCTTTCTTGACCGCATCAATCATGCCCTTAATCGTGCCAATGAAGTCGCTCTTAAGACCGTTGTCGATTTCATTCCACTTTGCGTCAAACGTATTGACCATGTTATCAACAAAGCCATTTGCAACGTCTGCGCCATAGTCAATCATCTCGTTGCCCTTCTGCTGAACAACGTTTGCCAAATTGGTCATAGCTTGTTCAACATAGGGAGACGCAGCATTGATGCCGTTTGCAAGACCTTGAACGATGTAACCGCCAATCTCCGCAAATACAGTAGAAGGGGAGTGGATGCCGAGCACATTCTTGACCTTATCAATGACTGCATTGCCAACATTTGCAACAGCGTTTTTGGCCGTTTCAATCATGTTGTTCACGCCATCAATAAGACCCTGAATCAGATTTTTGCCAATATCAAAAAGACTAAAATTGTCGAATGCACTCTTGATTGCAGAAAGAATCTTCTTTGCGGTTTCAGCTACGCTAGAGATAGCATCGGTAATGCCTTTCTTTAATCCAGCGATAATATAGCCGCCTTGTTCGGCCATTACGGTAGATGGGGAATTGATTCCAAAGGCAGACTTAAAGCCATTGATGAATGGATTGAACACATTTTCGACAATCCAAGAAGCAACATTCGTGATTGCGTCTTGAATGCCATAATAAATACCGTAGACAATATTCAGGCCAACATTATTGAACGGCCCCTCTGCCACTTTCTTTTCAAAATAATCGGCAATTCGAGAAACTAGACCGCCCATGAAGTCGAGTGCTTCAATGAATGCTTCGCCAAAGAAACGACCGATGGCTTGAGCTAGACCGGCCCAATCTACAGAAGTAACGGCTCTAATAGCAAAGTCAACGAGGTCTTGACCGAGCTGGTAAGAGTCTGTGCCAGCCAAGAAATCAGAAACAGCGTTAATGCTATCAGTAATAAAGTTGAAAAAAACTCTTGCAAGCTTTTCAATCTCAACATTTTGAAGAGCATCAGAAAGCTTATCAGTTAGTTGCTTCCCAACACCAGTCCAATCTACTGTTGCTATCCAATCTGAAAGTTCGTGAAAAAATCCAGAAAAGCCATCAATAAAGGCGTTAAGCACAGATGTCCAGTCAAGCTGAGACAGGAAACCACCAAGAAGCTCAAACTCGATGATGAATCTGTCCGCAAGTAATCGGCCAAACAAATCCCAGTCTACAGAATCCACGAGCCCGTTAACGCCATCTGCAAAAAACGCTCCAAGCGAGGCCCAATCAATAGAATGGATGGCATTATAAATCATGCCCATAAGTTTATTTAGCTGTTCGCCGATTTGGGTTCCGATTTGGAAAGAATCGAGAGATTTTAATTTTGCCTTAATCTCGTCAACAGCGCTTCCAGCATAATCTTTGAACATATCATACTGGGAGAGGTCAACGTCGCCGAGCAGATTGCCAGCAGCACCGCCACTGCCAGAGCCAGAAGAGCCGGAATTTTGCGAAGGGTCGATAATGTTTAATTCATCAAAGCCCATCGTATAATCTTTGGCCGCTTTCGCCGCCGCTTTCGTAGCATCAGCAGTGTCATCCATAGCGCTGGTTACACCGCCAATATCTTTCTGTGTCTTGCTAAAATCGGTAAATTCAATTTTCTGCCCGAACACAGATGCAAGAGAGGCCACAAATTCTTTGATAAGGTCAACTGCTGCAATCAGAACGGGGAGAATCGCCTTAAATGCGGGATAAAGAAGCTGGCCTACAGCCTTTGCAAGCTGCGAAATTTCAGACTTCAAAATGCGTACCATATTGGCGGGGCTACTAATGGTCTGCGCGAGGTTGCCTTGAATGTTGGTAGTCTGCTTCATAATGGCGATGTAGCGAAGAACTGCCTTATCTGCCTGAGACAGACTAGAAACCTGTTTATTAAAGCCCAAAGCAAGAAGTTCCTGCTGCAACCGTGCCTGAGACAAGTCAACGCCCAAGCGGCGAATAGGCTCAAGTTCTCCAGAGATAGCAGAAGCAATTGCGGTAAAGGTAGTAGCGGTATCTTTATTCCAATAGGACGATTCGTCATAGGCAAGTTGGGTCAGGTTCTTGGATAAGATATACGCTTTATCGCTTGCCAGGCCGAACGAAGTTGCAAGGCTTTGGATCGTAGCAATGTTTGTCATTGCTTCTGTCGGGTCGATGCCAAGCAGAGATTCCATCTTATTGATAAGCTCTGTTGCTTGACCGCTTAACTCGCCCATTGCGTTATTGAACAAGTCTGTTGCTTCATAAAAGTCATTGAACTTAGTAACGGCATTGGCAAGATAAGTGGCAATAGCTTTCAGAGAAACTAGCTGTGCTGCACGTTTCTTGATGGCTTCCAACTGGCTTGCCAAGCTTGAAAGGCTAGTACTTGCTTTCTGGTTTGCCGAAGAAAAGCGGGTTGTAGAATTGACAGCACTTTTAATTTTAGATGGAAGTGAAGAAAAAGAGCGCCCTACCTTGTCCAGTTTGGAAGCGAGTGGAGAAATAGCGGATGCCACTTTCTTACAAACTTCCGCAAAATCATCAAGCGTTTTAGAGTCCAGCTTCTTTGTAATGCTTGGGATTTTAGCAATGGAATTGATTGCACTGCTTACGCCACGCAAACTCTTAATGGAAGAATCGCTAATAGAAGAAATAGGGGAAAGGCCGTTCTTCAAGCTGTTCATCTTGCTGCCAAGTCCTGAAAAATCCATGTTTCCAAGATTGACGGACGAAATTTTGTTCAAAGCATTAGCAACAGAGCGGATGCCTTTTGCGCTTTGAGTAAGGTCTACATTAGCAAGACCGTTCATAAAAGACGTGATTTTGCTAAGACCGTCCAGCCCAGTAGATGCGGATTTAAGAGCGGAAATAGAAGCAGATAACTTATCAAGACTACTGCAAACCTTTGCCACGTTGCCTTTCGTCCGCAAATTAGAAATGGCGGTAGCGAGCTTGTCGATATTAAGCTCTGCACCCTGCGATTCCGCAGAAATTTCTACGGATAAGCTCGTAATATCAACATCAGCCATCACTACCACCATCACTTTCCATCATAGAGAACATCATTCTCTTGATTCGCTCCTGCGCCTCAACTGCGCGTTGGTATTCATACTCGTCTTTCTCCTTTTGGGTAAGGGGAAGCGGTCTATCCATGTACTTGATGGGTTTAGACCCTTTCTTTCGGAACATATTGCCAACCGTAGAGGAAAGCGCAGATGCCATGTAAAAGCCGTTTCTCCACGCTTCAGCATTGGCTCTGCGTTCCCGCAGCTCCTCTGCGTCACGGTAGGCCTTCGCCAGCCAGACATCGCCGTACCAGAACTGGTCATAGGTCATACCAATGGAGATGTAATAGGCTTCTACATCGTGGAACAGCTTGGAAAAGGAGAATGGTTCTCCTTCTCCGTCTGTTTCTTGAGATTGTGCAGTTACACAATCTCCCACGTTGCGTTTTTTGCGGTCTTGTCCTCGGTGTCAGTTGCCAGCAGAGACTTAGAAGCATCCACGAACATCTCAAGCAGAACGCCCATAAGGTCTTCCTTATCCTCAATGTGCTGGAACATCTCATCAACGACCTTGCGCTTGATGCCCCTGTTCCGTGCAATGAAAGCACCGTAGAACAGGGCACGGGAGTTGGACAGCAGATTGGTCATCTGGGTGTACTGGCCAATCTGAAAGCCTGCGCGTTCGGTGGCTTCCACGCTGTCACGGGTGAAGGTCAGCTCATAAGTGTTCTTACCATCGGGGGAATGAAAGTTGATAACCTTAGCAGCCATAATAAATGCTCTCCTTTATAAATAGGGGCAGAACCAAATCCGATGTTCAGTTCTGCCCGGTTTGATTGATTTGATTTTTGCGGTTTAGCCGCCGTTGACAGTCAGGGTCTCGCTGAACTCAGGCTTCTTGGTGAAGATGCAGTTGATGGTCATTTCCACAACCTCGTCCACGCCAAAGCCGGACAAGCCAACCTGATGCATACCCTGCCAAGTGAAGCCGGAGCCGTCCTGCATCTTCAGGGCGTAATACTTCACGGTGTTGCTCTCGGAAGTCTCATCGTAGCCAGCTTCCTTGACCTTCTTGTAGTCAGTCTTGTTGTAGTTGGCAGTAAAGGACTTGGTGTCACTCTGGATGATGCCAAAGATGTTGACCTGCATAGGGTCAGACAGGGTGGTGGCATCCAGAAGGTTCGGCTCAGAGATCAGGTCGGGCACATCCTTGATGTCGCATAGCTTTGTCAGAGCGGTTGCGCTGTCGCCACAATACAGGGTGGTATTCAGACCGGAGATAGCAGTACTCATAGAATGTTTACCTCCTTAGTTTCGGTAAATCATTCCGTCCTCTCCGATTGTTGCCCCGTAGCTGCAATCAATCCGATAGACGGAATTGTTATACAGCCCATTCAACGGGGCAAACGATTTGCGATAAAATTTAAGCGGTTCAAGAACAGAATCCACGATTCCAACGATGGAACGTGCTTCTGCAATGCGTCCGGTGTTCTTATTGGAGTAGACCCGCACGCGCAGGGAAACGGCAGCGTACTTGCTGTGACCGGCAGAATCAATGTACACAGGCAGATTACTGTTTTCCTCTATCTGCACACACGGAAACTTCTTGACATTGCTGTCATTGATTTCACCAGTAACGAAGATGCCGGGAACTTGCTTTCGCAGCTCCTTAGCAACAGCCGTGAAGATAGAATTGAAATAATCGATCAACTATTCCAAACCTCCCTCCACGTTGCTTCAACTTGAGAAGCCATTTCCTCAACAGCTCCCCACATAGCCATAGCCGGTTCGTTGCCGTCGGTATAATTCAACTGGCCTTTGCCATCCACCTGTTTGACAGGTGTGCCAGCATTGCCGGGGTCACCGTAGTAGTACCATCTGCGGTTTGCACCTTGCCCTTTGCCGTAGGAGCCATGAGCACCAACGCCGGGCGGTAGTTCACCGCCATATCCGTTGTGATGTGCGCCAGTGCCAAACTCGATGAACGCAACTGACTTGCCCTCTGCAACGATGGTGCAGGTGTTTCCATTCTGCTCAACACGGCAAGAGACATCGTTACTGCCGGCATATTCTGCATTTGCAAAGCGAACTTTCGCCACGTCAAGCCCTTTGTCAGCCAACGCCCTTACAAACTCCTGTGCCTTTTGGTTCAGGGTGGCCTTGTACTCCTGTATCTGACGTTCCGCATCACGAAGTCCGGCATCGCTCAACCTCACTTTAATTTTCACTTGCAGCCACCTCTTTCAGCGCATACAACGTGTCCGTGATATGCTCTGCGACCTTGACCACAGTGTAATTGAAGGGCTTTGAAACGTCCGCCTGAAACCAGACGCGTGTGCCTTCATAAAGCGGTGTGTTGCGCTTTTTGCTGGACGAACTGACAACGTAGCTGTAATCCGTGAACGCTCCGAAAGGGTTTGCTTCCGCAGAACCAGTAGGAGGGCTGACGTTCAGCATCAATTTTGCGGGTTCGCTCCACGATTCGTATGCGGATTCGCCAGTCTCGTTTTCCCACTCGTCCACAACAGGCTTTTTCTCGCCGACTGGGTTTGAATACCACAGCGGGCGTTTGTCCAGCGGGCTTCCATTGAACATCAGCCGATAACACCTACTCTCGGAACCACTTCATTCAGCAGGGACTGCGCCACATCGGAACTTTCCCACACACGAGTAATGCCATTGTTGGTATAGCTCGTCTGTCCGTTTGCGCCGATGTGGTTGTACAGTTCTGCTGCAATGCGTATCTGCAACGACTGATACTGCGAGGGCAACTCGTCCGGTCTGTTACCGAATGGGTAGCCCTGTGCAAAAATCTTGTCTTTAGCGAAATCAAGCAGCAGGTCGAAGAGTGGGTAGTCCTCGTCCGTGATTTCACGGTCAAGTGCAGGGGCGATATACTGCCCCAGCTTGACTGCCGCTTCGGAATACTGGTCTCCCATGCTGCTTTCCTCCTTTCGCCTTAGTAAGCCTTGATACAGTACACAGCGTCCATGCGCTCAAAGGACGGCAGGACGATTTCGGAGACGTAGATGTTGGTGTTGACAGGATGCACGGTCTGCTCGGTGGTAATAGCAACGCCAGTGTTCACAACGGAAACCTGTGCATTGGAGATACCAGCCATCAGGTCGGCTTCCTCAGGAGTGGCAACATAGTACATATTGCCCAGAGAACCAGAAGGAGCCAGCACAACATAGCCATCAGGCAAATACTTCTCGGCAGCAGCGGTCTCCTCCGGCTTGTACATCTTGTCGTACAAATGGATACGGATGCCGGATGCACTTTCGATAACAGAACGTGCTTCGGAATCAACCAGCACAGCGGTGGTGGTCTTCATAACCGTAAGGAACCGGTTCTTGATTTCATCCGCAGCAATCATCTTGTGGAAAGTGTTGGTGTTCATGTAGGCATCGGTGATAATCTCACCAGTGTTTGCCAGCACGGTGTTTGCGGCAGTGGTCATCGTGGCGATGGGGGTTGCAGTAGTAGGAGCATCCCACTTCTCCTTGGTAGCCAGAGCCTTGTAATTGGACTGCTGCCAAGTGCCTTCAGGGTCGTAATCGTAGACGTAACTCACGCCATTGGATTCGATGGAGATGCCGGGCTTGCCAGTCTTAGGAGCCAGAAGCTGCCACACCATTCGCTCAGGCACAATGCGAGCACCGGTAATAAGCTGTGCGGTATCATCGTAGACACGATTGATAACGTCTGCCGCAAACTCCTGATTAGTAGCCAGAACAGAGATAATCTTGCGGCGGTCTTCCTCGTCAATGTGAGTGCCCTCACGGAAGAACGGCATACTGGTCTCGGTCATCTTGATGCCCTGACGAGTACGGAACGTAGCCTTAGTGTCGAACACGCTAGGCTTCAGCGAAACGCCAACGCCCTTATGACCACGCAGCCACTTCAGTTCCATGCTAACCTTCTTACGGGCAGAGAACAGAGCATCAGAAGCATAGGGCTGCGCATTGGTCGGGTCATTCGTCCAGTAGGCGGCAATCGCAGCAGGGGAGAAGATTTCATTCAGATTCAGTGCCATAATTTAGTCCTCCTTACTCGCTCTTTGCGCCAACATCGGTACGGCAGAAAACGGCGGGAACAGCCTTTTTCAGAGCGGCAATATCGTTTGCAGAATAGGTAAAGCCAGACAGCTTTGCCTTGTCCACATCAATAACGCCCTGAATCAGCAGTGCGCCATTGGGGTTGACGGCAGGGTCAACAGTGTGCAGCAGAATGCCAATGGCATCGGTAGCTGCATCAGCAACGCCGGTGCCAGTAGTGGCAGCAGCTTTCAGGCCAGTCTTTGCCATAGGATAGCCAGCCGGAACGGCATTGGTTTCCTTGACGGTAAAGGGAATGGCAACGTAGGTATCAGCAGCCAGAATAGTGCTTTCAGGAGCCGATACCGGAGTATTGGTGTACTTCATGTTTTCCTCCTTAATGGAAAGCAGCCATTGCGTCACTCGATGCCTTGTTTGCGTCTGCACGCTCCTTCGCAAAACGTTTAGCAAAGGAGACACCTGCGCTATCTGCGCCGTCACCATTGCCATCCGCACCCGGAGGTGTGGGCATATCCTTCAGCAGAGAAGCCTTGAATGCGGTGTCGTGGGTGGTCATAAACTCCGACTGGAACTTAAAAACCTTGTCCATGTCACCGTCAGCCAGTGCAGACGCAGCCTTGTTTGCAAGTTCAGCGTCATAACCCTGTGCAACGAACTTCTCACGGTAGGATGCAAGGGTCTTTTCCTTAACGAGGTTCTCCTTGTCGGCAGTCAGGGCTTCAATCTGCTTCTGCATCTCTGCCAGCTTGTCAGCCTGTTCCTGTGCGGCGTTCTCATCATCGGTGCGCTTTGCCTTGAGCTGCTTCTTGTACTCAGCAGCTTCGCCGTTTGCTTTCGTCACGGCGTTGCGCAGCTTCTCGACCTCCGCGCTAGGGTCTGCGACCTTTTCAAGCGCAGAAATGATTTCATCGGCGGTCATGCCCTCTTTGTAGGCATCACCAAGCAACACATTGAGTTTCATATCGTTAATTTCCTCCTGCGTTTTTTTACCGTTGCTTCCCTGCAACGCTGCGAAATTTGTATCCCGGCTTCCCTGCCGGAATATGCAAAGGGTTATTCGCCCTCTGTTTCTTTGTTTGCACCGCCAGCCTGTTCGCCAACCATTTTGCCGTTGTCGGCAATATGGTTTGTGAGCTGTTCCTGCGACTTCGGCGCTTTCCCGTCCTCGCCCAATTTGCCGGAAGCAATCAGGAAGGGCTTGCTCATTTCGTAAGCAGCCTGTGGGTCAGGGAACAGACCGGGCGTAGTGAACGCCAACTGCGGGTCAATGGGCTGGCCGAGCATCTGCGCAAAAATCTGAACTTTGCTCTGCTGGTTATCATACTGGCGGCGCGGCAGTTTGATGTTGATGTCACTTGCCATCAGCTTAGAACCAGCCGTATCACGCAGGATTTTCAGCATCACAGACAAGCTCTGGCGTTCAGCGTACTTGAACATATTTTCGTACTGCTGCGCCCTTGCTTCGGTGTGATTCCAGCCGTTTCGGACGATGACTGCACCCACATTGTCAGACGTTGCGTTCTCACTGCCAGTAGCACTTGGCATGGCAGTCAGACTGCGGTACACATTCAACATGGAATCAATCAAAATCTGCGTTTGTTGCTGATTCAGCTCGTTTGCAAGCTGTTTTACATCAGCGGCAAGTCCAGAAGTAGACTTGATTGACATTGCGCCCATAGCCTTGACAGCTTCCAACGCTTCTTTATCAACAAGGCAGTTAATAAAGACCATGATGGATTGGATGAACTGCTCTACGCCATCGAGACGATTGCTTTCCAAAAGGTTGATGGCATCCAGCACAGGGATAGCCGGTTCAAATAGACCCATACGCTCCGGGTTCAGCTTGTATTCGACCATCGGCAACATTCCGAGAGAGTGATTCTCAGACTTTGTAACCTTGCCGTTATCGATTTCAAAGTACTGGTTCGGCGTATACACGCAAATCAGGTCGTTCAGGTCATTCTGATAATTGCGTGGGATGTGCAGCACGTTGGCGATGGGCTTGTGACCGATGCCGGAGTTGTAAATCACATACGCCATATCCGGGTCTGGAGCGTCCACCAGCAGGGGCGTTTCGTCCGGGTAGTTGCCGTTGTACCCCTTGTCAGGAAGGACAATGCGGTATCCCTGTCCGCACTCCAACATCCACTGCCAGAGCCGCCGATCAAGCGCGTCCTTGCCCTCGTATTGCAAGGCGTTGGACAGGCGGGCGATTTCCTCACCATCACCTGTTGCCGTTTCAGACCGCACATAAGAGCAAGGAGTACCGCTCATGTAGCCGGTGTAAAAGCCAACGCATTCGTTGGCGTGGTTCTCTACAATACGGTTGGTGATTTCAGCGTGGTACTCCTTCGTGCGATGGAGGACAGGCTGGCTACCCAAGTAGTAATTGTGCAGAAAACGAATCTCGTTCTTGTTTAGCAGATGAATAGGCTCTGCCTTGCCCATGACCACTTTCAGCACGTTTGCCCGATTGATTTCCGTCTCCGGCGTTTCAATCGGTCTACGTCCGGTCAGCGGCTTATTCAAAAAGCCGCCAACTACCATCTGATACTCAGCCATGCGTTCCTCCTTTCTGACAAAATAAAAAGCGCAGCAAGACAAACCTGTTAAGGTCTATCTCACTGCGCCAAAACTGCGCTTCAAAAGCTATTTACTTTTCCGGCGGATGGATGATTTTCACCCATCCTTCCCTTGTGTCTCCTTCGATAACGCCCTTGCATCTGTCACACTTGAAATGGTATCTTCCGTCCACTTCGCCAAGATAGCGGTTGCAGCGGACGTTCTTATAGATAGGGTTTTGCCTGATACAAGGGCAACAGATTCTAACTAACATGAGCGCTCCTTTCGTTGGATTTCTGGAAACAGGCTGTTGAGCACAGACCTGTCAGAAGCTACTGGGAAACTGTTCGCACTTCCAGTCGTGCTATTCTTCGCCCGAAGAAAACCATTGCAGCCTTTACATTCAGTTGTTGGACAGACGTAAAACGGGTAACTGCAATTTTGGTGCTGCATAATGGATTTGAACCAATGTATGTCCGGTTATGAGCCGGATGCTCTAGCCATACTGAGCTAATGCAACATAAAAGCCCGGCTTGATTGGTTAACCGCTGCTCTTTGCAATGTCATGCATAACCATTGCATCGAGAGCCGGGAGTAGCGGTGGAGGATTCAGAGAATAGAAAGTCAAGCAAAGAAGATGGTTGTGCTGCGTAACGGAATCGAACCGTTGCTTGCCAGCCGTGGGGGAGACAGTCTGGCATTCCCCTTACAATTGGAAACGCAACATATAAAGCCCGGTGAAGGCAAAAGAGTGAGAAAACCTCCACCGGTGAAAGGAGGAATATGCCTATTGACGCCCAAGCAAGTAAAAATGACAAAACCTTGCTGCGCTGGGCTATTCCTTAGAGGAAGCTGCAAATCTTCCTGCGTACATTATAAGCCTTGTCAAGTGGTGAAATCAAATAAATAGACCCAGCGAACACAATATATTGTGTTTTTAATCAAAAAGGCCTCTTGACAGGCTCAATTTTACTGATCCCGTTGTAAAGTTCATCGGCAAGCTGTGCCAGACTGTCCGGTGCATCATCGTGCGGAACTTTGCCAAGCTGCGTGAACATCGTTACCTGTTCCATGAACGCCTTGTACTCTTTCGACTGGTGTTTTTCGTCAAGGAAATAGAACCGTTTGATATCCGGCGCATACTGGATGATTCTTGACAACTTGCTTTGACCACTGGGCGCACGCTGGCTACGAACGGAGCAGTGATAGCCTTGCTGCCGAAGCTGGCTGTCTACCACGTCACAATATTCGTCACCGCCGTTGTTGGCTTCGCCGCGCACCACGTTGATTTTGTGCTGGATGATTTTGCCCACGACTTCCGGTCTGGTCACGGTCTTATCGCCGTTATTGAACACAAGGTCAGGGATGAACACGGCATCACCGTACACATAGGCAATAGGACAAGCCGTGAAGTCGCCGCCACCCCATGCAATGTCCATGACCATGAGCTTGCGATCAGGCTCACCATCAGGCAAAACGCCGTTGAAATACCTCAGTTCATCAGCAGGGAACAGCAGACCTTCGCGCACATAGGGCTTGCCCATGTACTTTGCCCACCATGTTGCATCGTCAATGCTGGCTTTCATGTCAGCATAGTAGGCATCGTCAAACCCAACGCCATAGTCATAATTGAAGTTGCTGTGCCCGTTCTCGTCTACCGCAGGAATCACTCGGAATCGGTACTTTGGGTTGTCCGCATACTGGTTCTGAATGCGTCCCAGAGGGTCAAGCACGTTCCAGCGTGTACCAACCATCAGCTCCAATGCGCCCTGCTTTTTACGGTCTTTCAGCTGGTTTAGGTAAGCATCGTACTTGTTGTTCAGACGCTCAACATTCAGGCTTTCCTCCAAGTCCTCAATCAAGTCATCGCTATACAAAACGCCGCCCTCGCCAATTTCAACAGCACCAGTCAGAGTGCCGACAATGGAGCGGCAAGTAAGGGTAGGGAAGCGCTTTTTACGGTTCAGGTCAACACTTTCATCCTTTGCACTCTTGTCCACAAGCTGAACGTCAGGGAAAATTTTGCCCCAGTTGTAAGTCACAGGGTCAGTGATGATGGACAGCACTTCGCCGTAAAAGCCATTGGTCAGCTTATCAGAGTGTCCGCTCATAACCGATGCAACGTCAGGGCGGTTGCCCATCAACCATGTAATGAAAAATATACAAAGAGTTGATTTTCCTGTTCTCGGAGCCATAGAAATCCCCAAGAAATCTACACGATGGAAAAACAAATCCTCTAGGTCATTAACAAGCGTGTGGAGAATACGTCTGCGTGGTTGGTAAAACTTCTTCTCCGGCGCACGGTTCCATTCAAGGTAGATGCAATAGCTGTCAAACACATCTTTTGCTTCAAACAGGTATGTCCGGCCGATAATGTCATAGACCTTCGCCACGTCCTCGCCTGTTTTCATCTTGCCCATCATGGCTGCACAGACAGAGCGCAGCTCACCGGAGTATTTGTAGGCATCGAACCGCTTGTCTTGCGGCAGAGCATCTCTCAGGTTCACCACCGCCTGAAACCAGTCCTCGTAGACCTGCGCTTCTGTCGGATTCTGCTTTGCATATGCTTTGATACTGTCAATGATGGCGATACACTGCTTTGGCTGCATAAAAAAATAGGCACCCCCTACCTGAAAATGTAAAGAGTGCCTACAACTGCACAAAAATCAAATATTCGGTTTTATAATGCGATTTCAGAAAATTTCTTTCTAAAAATCAATTAAAAGAACTGCCCGACCGTTTCTAGCCCTTTTTCTACCTTCTTCATTATGCTGTTTTCGGAGAGATACTCCATACCTTTCAAGGTAATCTGCGGGTGAATCGGCTCTACAATATGTGGGAACTTGTTCGTCAGGTCTTGCGTGTAGACCAGACCACGAATGAAACCGTTCATTTGCAGTTCGATCATAATCTGCTCCCAGTCAGAGACCTTTATCTTCATTGCTTTTGCAGAGATAAGCTCATAGTCAAATTCTTCATCGCCCTTGTGCTTATCCAGCAGTTTGAGAATTTTGTAGATGGCATTAAAATTGTCCATAAGCTACTCCTTTCACCTGTTCTGTTCAGCAATCCGATACCATGTCTGGCGGGTCACACCAAGCTGTTTGGCAGCGTCATTCTTTGTATAATGTCGGCTCACGTTTGCCATCACAACCAACTTTCATAACGTAATCAAGATATTGTTTTACCATCGTACTATCTTCGCAAATGCTGGCATACATAGCAAGCTGGATATTCTGTCCTAAGTTTGATTCAGTTGGTTTAATGGTTAATCCTTCATTTTCAAAAATCAGAATGGAGTTTGCTAATTTGCATCCTTCAACAAAAGCAAACAATTCTTCGTATTTCACAAAATCAAAAATTGAACGCAGCTTTGTTGTTCCATCTTGAACAATCAAATTACCGCCATGAATATTTTCTAGCTTTTCAGTTAAATCCATCTTTTGTTTCTTACTCATATTGATGTTCCTCCAAAAGAATGGTATACTGTGGTTGCACCATTCTTTTTCCTGTTTTGATGAAGTTGGTGTACTCTTAGCGGTGGCTTGTGGTTGGGCTGCCGCTATTTTTATTTGCGTATCTTTCGACACGCTCATACCAAGTGGATTTCCCGATGCCAAGCTGCTTGCAGCACTCTTTTACGGTAATTTTGCCTTTTTGCTGTTGCTCTAATAGGCTTTCAAACTGCTGCTCGTCAACTTGCTTTTCCTGTCTGCCAAAGCTACGGCCTGTTCTGGCCGACACTCTCTTGCCATCAACAATAGGCATGGCAGCTATGCCCTCTGCCTGACGTTGCTTGGTTTTCTTGCGTTCCTGTTCAGCTACTGCGCCCAAAACCTCAATAAGGATGTTGTTTACCATTTCTAGCACCCACGTCTGGTCTTGGAAGTCAATAAGCGTAGTCGGAATGTCGAGAATGCGAACAATCACGCCTTTTTCTTTGAACCATTGAAGTTCTCGCTTCATCTCGTCTTTGTCACGCCCGAATCGGTCAAATTCCTTAACAATGATCTCATCCCCAGCCTTGACAGTCTCTTTTAATCGTTTATATTGCGGTCGATCAAAGCTGCTGCCTGTCATTTTATCACAAAATACATTCTCATCTGGGATGTCGAACCGATCTCGTGCGATTTTAAGCTGTCTCGCAAGATTTTGCTCTTTGCTCGACACTCTCGCTAAGAAATAACGCATTACAATCACCCATTACTTGTCAATTTTGATTTTATAGGAGTATTCATCCAGTTCCTTCGTGGTTTTCGGCCTAAGAATGACTTCGTAATCCAGTGCTTCTGCAAATTCGCATAATTTTTTCACAGACATATTGTTGCCCTTCAAACGTTCTCCAACGCCAGAAGCAGACTTGTAACCCATATCGTTAGCAAGAACTTCCATCGTTTTAGGAGGGCGGCTCTTAATCATAATGTCTTTAATGATTTCGGTGACAGTCATTTTAATTTCCCCTTTCTTATAACGGCTCCTTTTCTGCATCCATGTTACCATGTTTTCATGGAAATGTCAAGCGTTTGTTTTTATATATTATATAAATATACTCTAGTATGTATAAATACATACTAGAGTAGTATAGGAATGTTTACTTAGTTAATCGCAATCAGGCAGAAAATTTTCTATAATAAGGAGTAATTCTTCCAAACTTCATTTCCGTAAAACTTTGGGTCTTGACAAGCATATTTTCACGCTTTATACTTGTTCCAGCGAAAGCGAGGTGATAGGCTTGGCAAGACGAGCAGAAACCTCGGAACGTGATAAGCTGCGCATGATAAGCACCCGGCTCACTGAGAACCAGATCGCAAGCATGGAGAGCAGCGCAAAGGCATTGGGTATCTCAAAGGTTGATGTTATCCGCATGGGTATCGAGTGGGTAGCATCCTACGTTGAGAACATCAAAGCATAAAAAAATAAGCTACCAGCGGAACTTTGGACGGCAACGCTGATAGCTTATCCACATCACGAAACGAGAACCTGCAACCACCAAGGGGGCAGTCTCCCTTTTCGGAATCTATTATACCAAAAAGGGCTGCTCTCCGCAAGAGTTAGGAGAAAAAACATGAAATTTCCCACGAAAACCGAAGAATTTCTGAAAACCCTTGCCCACGGCAAAGAACCGACCAGCGAGGACAGGGAGTACGCAGAAGCGCTGGGTAAGCTGTCCGAACTGAACTACCGGGCAGGGTACGAAGCGGGAGCAGCCAATAATAATGGCTGAGTTTTGTGCAAATCTACAAACTTTTAGATTTTGTACAGATACCAGTACTACATTAAGCGTTTGCGTAATTGACAAACCACAACATATTGCGTATACTGGTTGCACCCACATGAAGGGAGGTGAGTTTATGTACAGTCCTTATCTCGAACGCCACAATCACACGTTCACTGTTGCGCTGACCGAACGGCAGTTCCAGTGGCTGAAAGCCTATTGCACCGAACACAAGGTCGCACAGGCCGCAGCCATCCGTGACACGTTCTTTGAGGTGCATCCCATCCCGGAGACCGATGAAAAAGAATAAGACGCTCGCTAAAGTTTGCAGACCACAGCGAACGTCTTATGAAACACTCAGAGAGTATAGACCCTCTTTGGGTTATTATACCAGAGATGGCCTACTCTCGCAAGATAGAAAGGTCAAATTTCTATGAATAATAATCTCGAAACCATCCGAATCTTCTCCGAAGATGTTATCCCCGTGTACGACACTGACACCGGCGAAAAGGTTGTGCTGGGTCGTGAACTGCACGAGCGGCTCAAAATTAAATCCAAATATGCAGACTGGTTTAAAAACATGGCTGCCTATGGATTTGAAGAAAACGTAGACTATGCGTCGTTTTCTAAAATTTTAGAAAACGGTGGCCGCTCAATCGAACACGCTATCAGCCTTGACATGGCCAAGCACATTGCAATGATTCAGCGGACACCGCAGGGCATGGAAATTCGCCAGAAGCTGATTGACCTTGAGAAGAACGTAGCCGTCAACCAGTTTGCAGGGGCATCCAAAGAACTGCAAGCAATCTTCGTTCTGGACAACCGTTCCATGCAGCACGAAAAGCGCATCTCTGCTCTTGAAACCAACATGACAGTGGACTATGAGCAGCAGCGTGCTCTTCGCCGTGCGGTAAACCGTGTCGTGGTTGAAGCACTTGGCGGCAAGACATCTCCTGCATACCTTGACAAGTCCACCCGGTGCAAGGTTTACAGTGAATGCAACAAGGATGCACAGGACTGGTTCCATGTGAACAGCATCAGCAACGTTCCTCGCAAGGATTTTGACAACGCCATCGCCTATATCGAACAGTGGCGGCCTTGTGCAAACACCGTAATGATGATTCAGAACGTCAATAGCCAGACTCAGATGGCAGTTTGAAAGGAGAACAACTATGCTTACCGCAGATAAGATTCAGGATATGGGGGAATACCTCAACTACGCTTTCGAGACCATGCTGAAACTCTGGCGCGCCGTTGACTACGGCGAGTGTGTCAACGAGCCTGTTATCGCTTGTGACGGAAATGTTGTCGATAGCGGCCAGCTTTCCTTTGAGCCGGACGAAAACGGCGAGATCGAGCCAGTTTTGCTCCGTGACAGCAAGTGTATCATGCACGATGTGAAGTATTGGATGCCCTTGCCCAATGTTGAGTACCATCCCTATCACGCTGAAATCGTGAAATAAACAGCCTATAAGAAAAGCCAGTGGTTAGAAAATATCTAGCCGCTGGCTTTTTGTGCTATGCGATTATTTTTCTACAAGGTCTGCGATGGCTCCTATTTGTATTTCTCCATTTATTTAACTGGCGTTAATAGAATTTCCGTGCTAATCGAAAGTTCAATATGATAACCGTCTTTAATGGTAACATTCTGCTTTTCGCCAGCTTTTTCAAATTTCAGTACATCGCTCACATCGTCAGAATTTGCATCAGACACAACAAATACTGTCGCTTCTTTGTTTTGATTCTCAACTTCGTATGTACCAGTCGGAACCATGTACCAGATATATTTATAACCACTCTTGTTTGTTTCTTCTTTTCCATAATCACCAAGAACTTCATCAACTAAAACAATAGAGCCGTTCTCTTTTACGGCTTCTTCCGAAGTAACAGACGGATTTTCAGATTCTGTCTTTACAGATGACGCAACGGATGATGTTGGTTTTTCGCTTTCAGAGCTAGCCGAAATATCTGTTTTGTCACGAGGGCTTACCAAATCCATAATAAAGGCCAATACAAACATTATCGCAATGACTTTGAACCAAAATCTTTGATAAACAGGTTTCGGAGGTGTATTTTCTCCACCGCACTGCGGGCAGGTTTTAGCGGTAACTGCTATCCTTGCGCCGCAGTGTTTACATTTTACGAGTTTTGCCATTTTACAATGCCCCTTTCTTACGGTCAAGTATAGCACAGATTAGATCAGGAAAGGGGTCTTTTTGTATTTTTCGGAATTTTTGGAGACTTGCACAATCAGATAGGATTTGTTTTGTGAAGGTGGGGTGGGTGTTGGCAACACGAACCCCGAAAAACGCCTTTTTCTTTGGAAAATTTTATCGCGGGCATGACCCACCCCACCCCCGGCGCTCCCTGTATACCCCGCCGGTGGAGACCCCAGCCCCAAGCACACCTGGACAGGCCGCATATCACAGGCAGCAGGGCAGGCCGTGCCAAATGCAAGGCAGACCATGCACGCCCGGACGCTTTACGCGCTGCACCGGTCTGTGCCCGATACCAGACAGCCCGCGCCGTGCAGATCGTACCGGCGGCGGCGCTGGACTGTCTGCGCAATGTGTCCGGCAAACTACACTTTTTCGGATGCAAAATATTTTCCATGCAAACGTGTATAAGTGTTGCCTGTGCAACTTGACTTTTCCATGGATTCATGTATAATATAATCAGAACACGGAAACATGGAAACATGGAAAAAAATCAACCACAATACCGTTACAAAACAGGAGGACAAAAACCATGAAAAACACAAATAACATTCTTTACCTTGAGTGCCGCGGCTGCTACTTTTTTGCAAATGACTCTATCAACAATCTGTCCGACGTTGGTAACTACCGAGTAGGAGCATATAAGCACCGGATTGCAGCAAAAGACGGGCGTTCTTATATTCTGGAATTTGGTAGCTACGACAGAAAAGAAATGCTGTATACATCACCGAAAACCGGAAAGCCCTTGAAGCGCCCCAAATACGAAGTAGTAAAAAATGCACTGCACATTAGCACAGAGTTTGAAACGCAAGAAAACGGCTATAAAGCATCATGGAGAAATTGCAAGCTTGAAAAAGAAATGCACGACAAAAAAACATATCTTTTCACAAAAGCCGATATTTTAAAAGCCGTAAACGATATTAGCATAAAGCAATATGCCAAAATTGTACTGCTGTCAGATGAAAGCATTGCCGACAGCCTGCCAGCAATTTATAAACTTGGCGGATACCGTGAAAAAAGTATTCTTGACAGCCTTGTTGAAGTAAAAACAGAGCAATACACAAAAGAATATCATGTATATACCTTTATCGCTGAAAACGGTGACACGTTCGACTATGAAGCACTTAGCAAAAGAATAGTAGGATAAATGGAGGTTATGAAAAATGATCACTTTGGATTTTACCCAGTGGGCTGCCCTCTGGTATGTTGGCGGCATGATCTCCGGCGCGCTCGTTATGATCGCATTTTTCAATAGCTAATAAGGGAGGGCTAAAAAATGACGACGTTTGAAGAAAAAGTGAACGCATACCGCGAAAACAAGCGGCTTATTGAAGAGCTTGAAGCAATGAACGACGCTGTAAAGGCTGAAATTATCAACATGATGCACGGTGCGCCGGAAATGGTGCAGGGCACTGCAAAGGCCATTTACAAGGACGTGCAAAGCGTCCGACTTAACAGCAAGCTTTTGCAGGCCACACACCCGGATATTTATGCAGAGTGCAGCAAGCGCACCACATACAAGCGTTTTAGCGTGGTATAAGGGGGTGCAAAAAGTGTCATGTATCCTGTTCATTTTTTGGTTTTTCTCGGCGCTGTTTAAGGCGTCAAAGTAAGGAGGGTTTATATTATGACTACCACCAATAAAGGTTTTGATATTATGACCGGACTGTATACCACCCGATACTATGCGCGCAAGGCTTGCCCCGGTGATTGCGTTGTTGTCAAGGTTTGCGGCGGCTATACCATCATGGCAGCCGCAGATTATAACATTTGGCGCAATCAGCACTGACACAATATTAGATTAAGCCCCGCCCCGGAAATACGAGGGCAGAAAGGACCACACAATGAAGCCCGATGGATATTGGCTTTGCCGCAACGAAATCCGCAATCACTACGGCGCAGACCTCTACAAAGAATGTTACGCGGACGTTCTACGCGAAGTCATGGAGCTTTCCAACTAACACTATATTTCACCCCGCCCACGTGGCGGGGCTTTTCTTTTTCCTTGCATCTGCTGAGGGTGCAGGGCTTTTCTTTTGCCCTGCCGCAATACAACCACATACAAGCGTTTACAGCGTGTTTTGTGCTGTTAATGCTGCAAATTATACCGCCAACGCTACAAAACAGCACACACGGCTTTGCAGGCTCTTTTCCGGCGATTGTGCCCGCTCAACCGCCCACGATAACAGACCGGCACAAGCGGCTATAACACCGCCTGTACCACGCTGGAGCGTATCACAGCGCCCGGACGGCCTGCACCGATACCAGATACCACCGCCACGCCGGACGCTGTACAGGTCAGCACAGCCGCCCTATTATAATAAGGTATATAAGGGTGCAACGGTGCGCCCCTGTTATAGATCCATGCCAGACGGTGCAACACATCGCAGACCATGCCAGCCCGGCGGGGTCTCGATGCTTCCCACGCCCGGCGACTTGCAATCTGGCACCGGTCAGCAGTCAGGGCGCACCGGGTCAGCCCGGCACCCTTCACCCGGCGGGGCAGTCCAGCAGTAGGGGCGGGGCGGGCGGCGCGGAACCATTGGCGGCTCTCGCCGTACCTCTTTTCGGGCTTTCGCCCGATAGCTAATAGAGGTCAGCAATAGTCGTAGTTTCTCCAATAAAATAGTCATAGAATAGTCGTAAAGTCGTCAGACAACCAGCTTTTGAAAGTCCTGTATATCGTATAGTAACGAGTAGTCCGCTGATAGTCGTAGAGTAATAGTCGTAGCGTTTTCTTGCGAGTCTGCGTTAAATAGTCGTGTATTTTTTGTGTGAAATGGTCGTTTGCCTTTTAGAGAAAGAGAGGTGCGATAGTCGCTAAGTCATCCGACCACTCCAAAAATCACCTCTCGTTCCAATTTCGCATAATTTATTCTTCCGCTAGTTATATCTATTTGTATAATAGCCGTACTTATTATAGTATACAGATATAGTTACTCCCGATAATCACAGATTATTTCGTATAATAACTCGTACCATCCAATTCGGTCTGTTCCTGCTCGATTTAATTCCCAGTAATGTACTATGGTATTATAATCAATCCATAGCATTCCGCTATGAATAGTCAATGCAACATTTTTACATATCAAGCCGATCGCAAAATGAAGTCAATTCTCCATGTCTGGAATAGTCACAGACCATCCACCAATCTGAACCTCACGCCAGTTCTCGCCTACGGTCTGCTCTGCCGGCTAACGGTATAGCTTTTGGAGATAAAGGGTTGTATGGGGGAAGGAGCCAGTTTGCAATTTCGCATAACTGTTATTTATTCACTTTTGAACTATCGTAGCACACCCGGCTCCGTCAACGCGCGCTCGCGCATATAACGCCCGCGGACGCGCTAAGCACACAGGGAGGGAAAGGGGGAGCACGGAAGATATTAGGGGGATTATAGGGGGTAATAGGGGTTGTAGGGGAAAGAGGGGGACAAAAGGGGGAAAGAGGAAACAAGGGGGAAAGGGGACAAAAATTTGAAAGCCATTTCCGAAAGTAATAGGCGAAACGTTTTTTCGTTTCAATCAGCCCTGCGATTGGACAAATAGTCGTTGGCATTCGCCCATTTGGCTACTATCATCGCTGGAAAGGCGTGCAGGAGCCTGTCTGCCGCGTTTTTCTGGATGATTCGATAACTTTCACGTCTGACCCTGAAAAGCCGTTCTCCACGCTCCTACATTGGTCTAATCAGATGGTCTGGTTTGAGATACACCATCAGCATCAACGGAGAGCCGCCTACGAGCGTCTGTGGTGCATTTTCGTGATTAAGTCGATAAAGTTATCGTCTAGCATCCAAAACGCCTTAAAACAGGCTTTCTCGTGGAGTTGGCAAAAACAAAAGGCCGTCATTGCTGACAGCCCATGTACTCAATCCATCCAAGTGTACTCTTGGAACCGTTGAATCTGCTTGTTAAACGTTATGGGAAGGTCGCCTATCTCGCCTTCCTTGTTCTTGCTTAGCCGGAACAGGTACTTGTCGGGGTTATCACCGGACAGAAGGATGATCGCATCAGCGTCCTGTTCAATTTGTCCGCTCTCTCGCAAGTCGGAGTTAGTAGGCGTTGCTCCGGGCTTGGATGGATTTCGATTCAACTGTGCCAGAGCCACCACGACAATGCCTGTGGTCTGCGCCAGCTCGTGTAAGGCAATGGATATAGCTGTAATGGCGGCATATCTGTCCTTTGCGCCTGTTTCGTGGATGAGTTGAAGATAGTCTACGAAGATGACCTGAGCCTTTTTACGCAGAGCCTGAGCCTTCATCCACGCCACGTTTTTTCCGGCAGCGGAGCGGATATATAATGGCATTTTCATGTTCTTTGCCTGTCCGTCAATTTCATTCAAGCTGACCGCCTTATTTTTCACCGTGTCCAGAGGGCAGTATATTTGATTAGCCATCAGACGTGCGCCCAGCTTGCGTTTGCTGGTTTCTAAGCTGAAATAGTACACGGTGTAGTTTTGCTTTGCCATGCTTGCTGCTATTTGCAAGGATAGGGCTGTCTTGCCCGCAGACGGTCTACCGCCGATGATGATAAAATCGCCCGGCGATATGTGCAGCGCTTCATCCAGACGCTCTAGGCCCGTCTTGATATACACAGGCTTCTCGTCCATGTGAAGCACATAGTCGTTCAGCACGTCCTCGTATGTCCACGCATCTTCTTCCTCAGCTTTCAGGCTCATTGCTTCGCCCATCTGCTGGTAAATGTCTGATAGATCAGAATAGTCGGTAAGCTCGCTGGTCATCTGAAATGCCAGACCTTGCACACGAGTGAGTGCAGCTTGTTCTCTGATAAGCTGTGCCCAACGCTGCATCTGTTCCCTGTCAATTCGTACACACTCTGATTCACAGGTTTGTACACACGCCAAGAGCGTCTGCGCTACGTCTGGATGCTGCGTGTTTATCTCGACTATATCTATCTTACCCCTAGCCGTCCAATAGCCCTGAACAGCCGCAAAAGCGTCTCTCAGCTCAGGTCTGAACAAGTCAAGTTCAAGGTCTGGTATGATTTCATCCGCAACGCCCGGCTTGCAGAGCATCAGCGCACCGATAAATACCGTTTGAACGTCCATTGTCATAGTCTAGGAAACTCCATCTCCGTACTTTGCTCGTACTGGTCATCCTGTTTCAATGCGTAAATGTCCTGCCATCCAGCATAGATGCTCTGGTCGAGAATGGATTTCCAGTCATGCCGATCAAACTTTTCCAGCTTGTTGCAGAGCATCTGTTTTGCCCGGTCTGTCATAGGCTTTTTGATTCTTGTACGCATCTGTGCGAACTCTCGCAGGGATTCCAACAGGGCTTTATCGCCATGCGCAAAGTCGGAGAAGATGTCAGGTTTCTTCTTGACTGCGCTCTCCGGCAGGGTCTTGACGTTCGTTTGACTGTCAGTTGATACAATGGGTTCATTGTCATCTGACTTTGAACTCATAGATGAGCTGACCTTCATCTCATTTATGACATGAGGATGAGCTGACTTTCGTGTAGACCATCCTTTTGACGCAATATCGCTTCTTTTCCATTCTTCATCGAGCAGATGCTTAATCAAAATAAAACAAGATTCTGCTTTTTTTGAGTTCAAAGTTGCGTCTTTTCCTTCAAAAACGTATGCACAGATTGCATCGTACAGTTCCAGTTTCTCTTTACTTTTGAGTGTGGAGATTGCTTCAAAGTAGTATCGTTGGAACGTAAAGCTGTCTCGTTTTTTGTCCATACTCAGTCCTCTTTGTAGCGTTTGTTCCATGCTTCGATGGCTTTTTCCTTGCCAAATGTTACAGAAGTGCTCACCCCGCATTTTCCGCAGACAACCCAATTAGCCATGTTAATATCAAGTGGATGAAGCACTTTTACAGTCGGTGGTTCCGCACCGCAGAACGGGCATCTCTTGAGTTCTGTCATTTTCTGAATCCCTCTCTCGTTCTCGTGATTCGCTTATGCGCCTTTACAGGCCTTTCGCCTTTGCCGTACGCTGGGCGGATATGTTTTGCCTTGATGTACCCGCAAGGCGGCTTCGGCCCAAAGTCGAAAAGGCTCAAGTCCATAATGATGATGCCAAACTTCTTGTTCGTCATATTTACTGCTCCTTACGCATACCATTTCGGTGCTTCGTCAAAGATTTCCACTCCTTTTGCAAAGCCCAGCTTTTCTAAGGTTTCACACATGATGCCGTCCATCATGCTGTGAACGATTTCTTCATCATCACCGTACTTTTTGTATGCTTCCTGCATTTCTGCCGTGAATGCGTCAACCATATCTTGCGTAACAACGATATTGTTTTTCATAAGCCCTCCTACACCATCGGAAACGCCATCCAATGCGTCACCGTCACATCTTTCGGCAGTCTCTCGCCTATCTCATCCCAGAACTGACCGTCTGCGTAACAGCCAAGAAAGTACGCTGTCGGCGAGGCTCCTTGCAACATTTTTCCATCTTTATCACGCCACGTTGTCTTAGTTGCAAGCAACAAAGGCTGCGTTCGCTCTCGTGGCGGTTCGCTTGCTGGATGCCAGAGTGTGTTAGCCATGCGTAAATGCTCCTGTTGTAACCATGATATAAACAGCCGGAATGCCGATGCCAAAAATGATAATATGGAGGATTACGTCTGCAATAATCTTCTTTTTTATGTCATAGATTTTGCCCAAAATCATATCCCAGAATCCAACAGTTTCAACAAAAAACACAACTACGCAAACAAATGTTCCGATCAAGAATGACATAAAAGGCATAAACGCCCAAAAAATAGCATCATTCACAATTTTTTCTCCTTTCAATCTCCGTCCCACACACCGTCAGGACGCATCTTTGCAAACGCCAGCAGACCGTATAGGGCACGTTTGGCGTTGCCCTCTGTGGCGTTCCAGTAGTCGCCATCGTCCACATCGTCACCTAGTGCAGAAATAGCCTCTTCAAGCATCGGGATGCTCTCTGCGCCTGTTTTGCCATAGATGGAGCGGATGCCGTTCTCTCCGAATACTTCCGGTCGATAATAGAAGTGACCATAATTATAGGTGACGTTGAGCCACAGTTCTTTTGTGCCGCCCATAGCGCGCATACCGCCAGCGATAAAATGTGTGCTATCCGCTTTGAGCGGTTCATGTGTTACAGGGTCGCACAGCGAAATGTCATAGCTCATATTCGTCCAGTTCCTTTCTGATTTGCTGGCGTTCAATCTGCTTCAATCTTGCCTTCGCCAGCTTGCGGTTGTCAGCCTTGCGGATAGCCCAGTTATTGCGATGATTTGCCCAACAAGTGTATCTGTGGCTAAATTCGCTTTGGTCGTACCAGCCCTTGCCAATAAGCCCTTTATAGGTCTGCTGACGTTTCATCTTTCTTCTCCCATTCCTTGCATCCTCGTTCGTCCCACACGAAGTCTGCAACGTGTTCTGACTGGTCGTTCACGCATACGCCCTCCGGCTCTGCGTACCATTTGCAAGAGCCACAGGACGGTTCAGATTTGTTCTCACAGGATTCTGCTGTGCATCGGATGGCCTTGCCAGCAGAGAACTGCTTGATGCCCATGCAAGAGCAATGTTCGGCGGTGCAGTAGAAATTCATCCGATTTTCCTCCAACCAATTAACTCGCATACACCAATCGTTACAGGGTCGCATCTGTGGATAACTATGTCCCCTGCTCTATATGCGTTAATAGACGGTCTGTAGACAAATCCTTTTTCTTTTGATTCAAAAAATCCATCGAGAATGTTCTCCGGCAAAATTAAGAATCCATCAGAATCTAAGATGGCATCACATTGCTTGCATTTATAGACGCAAACTTTTTTCATCTTCTCTGCCCTCTCTTTCCCCTATTGAACCGTTCGATCACACGCTTATACTCCGCATAGCACTCCGGGCACAGGTCGCCAGTGTCCCTGCGCCACGTCCAGTCCTTGAAGTATTCGTCAGGGTTCATCATCCTGCCGCCAAGAACCGCTCCGCAGCGGTCACACACTCGCTTGTGGTAGATTCCTCTGTCAGTTTGCATTAGTTGCTCCTTTTGCCAAATTTCTTCTGCATCTTGGCCATCAATGCTTCGATACGATCCTTATTTCGTCATATTATCGCCGTGAAAAATTAAGATTCCGTTTGTTTAAAGAATTCTTTCCATTTGCCGCACGGAAGATAATGCCATTCTCCGTAATCATCATCGTAGAAATCCGTATTTATCGCCAAAGTACCATCTAATTCAACCTCCCCGAAATAATTTTCTCCTTTTTCAAATGAGCCGTTATCCTTGATGCACAAAAATTTGTCCACAATATCCTCCTTCTTTTCTGTGTATTGACGCCTTCACGTTTTTTGGCTTACTACCAATAGCTATTTCCCATCGCTTGCCACCTCTCTATATTCCACGTCAATTCCTTTAGGCAAAGCCGTCTGGTACTTCTGTGCCAACTGTTCTGCGCTCTGGGCATCGCCCAACGGCTGCTCAGGCGGCGCAACGGTAACTTCCACGTTGTCACGCATACCAAAGTAGTTCTTGGCTCGGAAAATCCACTCTGCCGGGTTTTCCTGACCGTGCATACCGTTGTATGCCCACATGGACTGCATTTGCAGAATCAGCTTTAGGATGTACTTCTGCTGCAAGCTGTCGTCACGGCGTTTGCCCGCCATAATCTGCTTCAGGCTCACCCATTCGATGCCCAGCACCAGTGCAATCCATTCCACCACAGGGGAGATTCTGGCTTCGATGCAAGCGTCAAAGAAGAAGTCAAGGCGCTGCTGCACTTCAATCGGGTTGTTCATGTCCACGCTCGGAAGGTCGCCAAAATACTTGGCTGCAATCATGCCGATGACCTTCTTGTCCTCTTCATCGCCGATTCTCGACTGCAAATCGCCTGTGTTCATCATCTTCGACTTCTCGATAGCCAACTCTTGTTGTTCTTTCACCTTTTTACTCACCTGTGAGCGGATAGATTTCCGCTTGTTAAGCATCTGTTGTTTCTTCTTCTCACGCTCTTTCTCGCGCTTCGCAGCGGCTTCTTCTTTCGCCTTTTGCGCCCGCTTCTCACGCTTTTTCTTTTCAGCTTCGGTCAGCGGCGGCCTGCCACGACCACGCTTCGGGGGTGTTGCCATGTATCAGGCCTCCTTTGGCGGTTCAGGAACAGGCATCCAATGTGTAACGGTATACGGGATTTCGCTTCCAAGTTCG